ACGAAATGCTAGATGGTTATGTCCTTTCTAATGTCCAAGAAAAACTACTTAAGCTAGGTGATAAGATCTATAAACTAAAAGAGACAGTGAAAGAGCATATTGCAAAAGATATGAAATACTATAATTATAATAAAGAGGAAACACAGATGGAAGATAGTTCGGGCCTGATCGCTGCAATGTTGGCCGGTAATCGTAATGATGGTTCTGGTGTAGGCGCTGGAGCCGGTGCAGGACTGGGGGCTGGTCTCTTGGGTGGCGTACTTGGTGGAGCCCTTCTGGGCAATCGTGGTCTGTTGGGAGGGGCTGGTGTGGCAGGCGCAGTAGTTGGTGAAGGTTGTGTCACTCCCGCCACTTTCACTGCCGGAATTACTGGTGTTACCGATGCCATCCAAAATACCACAGTAATGCAAAGCCTAGGGGATATTAAAGCATCCATTCCTCTTGCCGAAGGCCAGGTTCAACTGGCGCTTGCCCAATCTCAAGCTGCTGTTGTTAACCAAGTAAACCTTGGTACTATGGCTACGATCAATGGACAATCGTTGATCAATAAAAATATCAGCGACGCTATTGCCACTTCCCTTGCTAGCCAAAGTGCTATTAAAGAAAGTATTGCTGCATATGGCGTAGCCAATCTGAATGCTACCAAAGATGCACAATTCGCACTGGCAACTATTGTCAAAGATGATGGTGAGAAAACTCGTGCTCTAATCACCTCTAACGTAATCTCTGACCTGCAACGCCAGCTTACTGTCTCGGAAACTGCCGCCCTGGAAGACCGTCTGCGTGGTCGTGCAAGAGAGACTGAAATCAACATCTCTAACGTCAACACTGCGGTTGCGCAACAACAGCAGCAACAGGCCCAACAACAACAGCAAACCATTCTGCTGAGCAATCTGTGCCATATTGTTGGTGGCTTGCAGAATGCTGTATCTACTAATAGTAATTTAATTGTAGGGAACACTGGAGCAACCACGACTGGTGCGCAAACCAGCTCCCCCGTAAACGTAAAGACCTGATAGGTATAGCTGAAGCACTAAGAGAAATAATGCGTGAAGTAGCAGAGTTTGAAGATCAGGTTAAAGGTGCTCTGGCTGAGCTACTTCACGATATCTCTAATGAAATGGCTTTCTTATCTAAAGTAAAACAATAAAGGACCAACGATGAATCCCGATTACGTGACTCTTATCATAAATCAGCTAGAACAGTCTGGACAGCTTAACTCTGTAGTTAATCATCCATCTGTTCAGAAGATACTTGCTCAGAATCAGCCTGTTGAACAGAAATATGTTATCAATGATCTTTCAGAGGATGAAGTAGTATTCATGAAAGCTTATAGGGCATTTCTTTCTGACAAACAGGGAAATAAATATGTGGGAATGGCAAGCAACTTTGCCAGATATCTTCAATCGTTGGTTGATAAAGAAAAGGCTGGGCAACAAGCCCAAGCTATTCCTACTAAGGATACAGTAGTCACAAGCTAATATTCTTTAGTATTTAGCCCCACATTCGTGGGGCTTTTCTTTGCCTTGACAAAAGTAAACCATCTCATATACACTAAGTATTCAAAGAAGGGAATGCGCTATGCATTTCTATAAGAGGAAGTCGCTATGACTAAGATTGTACCAATTATTTTAACCACATACCAGCAAGAGATTTACAACGCAACAGAACGTGTTGTTATTAGTACAGCCTCTGCTGGAGTGGGAACCACCTATGGTTTTATGTTTAAAGCCATTAAAGAAGCAAATGAAGGTAAGCTTGTTACAGTTATTGGTAATCCACAATTACATTCCTCTGGTGGACTATGGGAAATCTTCAGCAAGCAAGTTGTAAATATGGGAGGACGTGCATCTCAGAGTAGTCTCATCCTTTCTGTCGGAGAAGGTAAGATCAAACTTATTGCCAGCAATTCAGATATTGCAATGTCCGCCTATGTATCAAACGACCTTGTAATTATGGATCAAAGAGTAATTCCAGAGGTAGCTGAATACCACTACCATAGAGCTAAGCAGATTATCTTCAGGGTTCCAGTCTACGATATCACAGATGGGTATTTGTCTAATAAACCCCATTGGACACAACAAGCAGGACTTGTAAAGACAGACGAAGCAGGAAACCCCATCGGATTCAAAGACTTCGTTAAGCACGTAACATGCTCTCTTGATGATGGTTATGTATTCAGTCATAGAGGAGCATACCTTGAGATTATCAACAAACCAAATTGTAAATATCTAACACAGTATAAGTTCTAAGAATACTAGCCCTCTATGTGAGGGCTTTTCTTTGCATCCAATAAAGTCAAATAGTTATTTCCTATCATAGCTTGACAAATGATAGACAAGTGCCTTATACTCGCCAATATACACAAGAATAAAGGAATAACGAATATGTCTGATCTAGAAGATGTTGGTGAAAGCCCTCTTCCTAATAAGAGAGAAACACACTGGAAGGCTGGAGAGTCAGCCAATCCAGAAGGACGCCCCGTAGGCAAGAAGAACCTAAAGCGACGTTCTCGTATGCGGCAAACCCTTACACACTTGTATGGTCTTCAAGCTGATTGTATTGAGATTATCAAGCTAAGCCTAAAAAAGCCCGCTGGAAAGGAAGAGGATCAAATCGATAAGACTCGCCTTGAGACAGCCAAGTTTGTAATCAAAGCTATTGAATCTTTCAACAATACATGTCTTAAAGAAGAGCTTGCTATTATCAATCTTGAAGGGAAAGATCAAGCAAGCGCTGATGAAGTGAAAGACAATCAAGCCGAAACGCCAGTCGCAACTAATTTTAGTATGGACATGGTTGAATCTAATCTTAAACACTAGGAGAGATGAATTGACAACAGTTAGTAATTTGACAGTGAATGTTGATGTTAGCAATGAAGTAATTGAACTTATTGCAAGCCTTCAAGCTCGTGTAGACAGTCGTGAAGAAGTTGTTTATGACGAAGGTTGTGATTGTGATGCTTGCAATCCAGAGCCTCAACCATTCGTAGTAATTAATGGTCAAGTGTATATCAATCAAGGTTATATTGTTAACGGTACAATTGAAATCTAAGGAGAAACAAAGTGGCATTATATGAATTCGTAGTAAAAGGTAGTGATCCGATTGGCTTTAACTTTATTGATAACATTATCAAGCTGGCTAACCTTGGTGCTACCAAGAAAGAAAGTCAACTCCCTAAGATGAGCTTCCCACATACTGTGTATATGGAGCTTGAAGCTGATAAATGTCCTGATGTAGCCAATGCAAGTATTCGTGTATTTAATATGAGCGAAGGTGGCGTAGAGGTGAAGCCGGGCACTATAGAAGCTACAGCCGTGGCTAAGGGCGGCTTTAGTCTTGAGGTAGAAGACAAGACCACTAAACTTACTAAAGAAGAACTTGATGCTCTTAGCTGGGATGATTTTAAGGCAGAAGTAAAGCGCGTAACAGATCAGACAGGTAGGGATCGCAATAAGCTGACAAGCCAATACCTTAACTTCTAATTTAGTACTCTCTGTCAAGCTATTGACTTATTAGAGATAATGTATTAAACTGTGAATATCAATAGAGGGAAACTATATAATATAACATTTACTGTACAAGTATTGTTATGGTAGCAATTCCCTCTACGTTATAAGGAGATAAAATGTCAGACGACAATATCGTTCGTCCTCAGTCTCCATTCCAAGAGAAGTATTTAAAATCCAACGCGAAGATTCTTATCGTCGGAGGTGCAGCGGGCAGCAGCAAGAGCTATGTCGGCCTAATGCGTCACTTACGCTTTGTACATGACCCTGATTATCGAGGGTTTTGTATTCGTAAGAACAGTACAGCAATTATGAAAGCTGGTGGCTTGTTTGAACAAGCTATGAGACTTTATCAGAAAGCTGGATATGCTGTTGAGCGTAAGACTAAAGACCAGAAGATTGTATTCCCAAGCGGAGCATCTATTAGCTTCTCTCATTACGAGAATGATGGTGCCGGGGATTTGTATCAAGGTCTTGAGATGTCTAGTGCATTTTATGACGAAGGTACACACGCAGAGGAAGCTCATCTTTGGTGGCTATTCTCTCGACTACGTACAGAGGCAAAGATGGAGCCTTGTATGTGGGTTAGCTGCAACCCCGACCCAGATAGCTTCTTGTTTGAATGGGTTAAGTGGTGGTTGTACCCAGAAGGTCATGAGAAGTATGGCTTACCTGATCCAGAGAAGAATGGTCTCACTCGTTGGTTGCTTCGTATCCAAGGTGATCTTGTTTGGGGTGACTCTTGGGAAGAGCTGTACGAGAAGTACAAGAAACCTGAACTAGATAAAGATCATGAAGATCAGGTTAGACCAATCTCATTTCAAGTTTTGTTAGGGAACATAAGTGACAACCCCACACTAATGAAGTCCAACCCAAACTACAAGGCATCCCTTGAGGCTTTGCCTGATGTAGAGCGACGTAGGCTTCTCTTGGGGGATTGGACAGCGCGTGAGACTGGTTCTACATACTTCCAAAGAGAATGGTGCAGAGAGCTTACAGAAGAGCCTCCAGCTAATGAAATCTTGCGTACAGTGAGAGCGTATGACTTTGCTGGTACACTCAAGTCTTCATCTAATCCAAGCCCTGACTATACAGCTTGTGCAAGGATTAGTAAGTTAAAGAATGGTGATTACTTTGTACATGATGTGCAGCGTACACGTATTCTTTACGGAGAATGGGAAAAGTTCATTCTAGAGAATGCTCAGAGAGATGGATACAGTACTGAGATTCTTATTCCTCTTGACCCTGGAGCTAGTGCTAAGGTGGCAACAAGTTTGCTTACAAGAAGTGTTAGTGAAAAAGGATATAGGGTACGAACACTCAAAACTACACAAAGCAAATTAGATAGGTTCCGTCCATTCTCTTCATTAGCTCTGAATAATCATATTTCATTCTTAAAAGGATGCGGCTATGATTATGAAAACAAAGTTGATGGAGATAATAGCTTCGTCTACCGAGAGCTTGAGGCTTTCACAGGGAAGAGACGGGGTGGTGAGATGGGTCATGACGATAAATTCAGATTCTACTTGTCGTCAATAAACTCCTTTAATTGCTGGAAACCCCTTAAGCTTAATTCACTACAACGTGAAACCTTTAAACTGGTTTGGGCGTGAATGTTTGAAAAGAATTAAGATTGGGCAATCAGCAGCAAAGACCGAAAGGTACTGTTCAACGACTAGTCGAAAGACGTACATCCAAGTGGGTGGAAACGGGGAGGATGTTTGAAGTATTGTACATTTTGTAAAAAGACTTTAGATTTTAGTTATTTCTCAGAGAGAAAAGATAAGACTCATTTTGAAGATTCTAATCCTGGGAAATATAAAACAAGATGCTTACCTTGTGATTCAGTTTACAGTAAACTTAGATTTTTCAATATTACAATTGAAGAGTTTAATAAACTAAAAGAAGACCAGAATGATTGCTGTAAGATTTGTGGTGTACACGAAGAGGCTTGTAGAAATAAGCAAGCTAAACACTATGGACTATACACAGATCATTGCCACTCTACTGGGAAGGTAAGAGGATTATTATGCCATAGTTGCAACCTACTAATAGGACATGCAAAAGATGATATTGATAATCTTAAGTCTGCGATACAATACTTAACATCGTGATATAGTCTTATCTGCATGGAAACATGCAGCATTCGCAAGTGAATGGGCTGAGATTAACGCACTCAGTTTAAAACAATAAATGATAGTAGACGCCTGCTCAGACTGCATTTCAATCTTAGCATCAAGAGTAAATATTCCAAACATGGCTGCTGGATTAACATCTGTTAATACTACGGTACGAACCCCCTTTGAACGGTAAGGAGAGGAGATGGCAGAAAGTACGGGTGATACACCCATCCCCCTCAAACTAGAGACGGGGGATAACAAAGTCCCAGCAATGGTGTATGGAGAAACTGGATATACAGGACTTGTAACCCTTGGTGGTAGAGTGTGGGACGATTGCCAGAAGGAATTACGCTGGCCTCGTGCTTACCACACATTTAAGGAAATGAGTACAGACAGCTCTGTCAATCCTTCTCTTGAGTTTGTTGAGGGAAAGATTGCTGAAGCTAAATGGAAAGTACGTATTCCAAAGGGATATGAAAAACAGCTTAAAGACAAAGCCTTATTCCTAGAGCAACAGATGAATGATATGGACCAAAGCTGGTTGTCTTATATCAAGCAAATGGCTAGCTTTAACCGATATGGATTTGCAATCAATGAGATTGCCCTACGGTTTAGGAACAAGCGTTTTGGTAGTAATTATGACGATGGTTTGGTGGGTTTGAAAGGACTTCCAGGGCGCAGTCAAGGTAGTATTTATAAGTGGGAATGGTCACAGGATGGACGACAGCTTCTAGGGCTCTGGCAACAAGTTATCTTGCCTTATGCTGGAGTAGAAGTTTCCACAGAGAACGGATGGGAAGTAGCAAGAACATATGAACAGAACAGAGGACATACACTGAAGTATATCCCTCGTAAGAAGTTCTTGCACTTCAGGCACAACCCTCAGAATGATTCACCAACCGGGCAGAGTCCACTTTCTGGAGTCTGGGAGTCTTACAAGTATAAGAAGGCTTTCCAAGAGAGTGAAGCGATTTCTGTGGCTCAAGACTCGAATGCATTCAAGATCTTGTTCCTCCCTCCCGAATATCTCACAGAAGATGCTGATGAAGACCGTAAGAAGTCTTTTGAAATGTATAAGCGAATGATGGCTGAAGCTCACCAAGCTAAGAGTAGCGGCTTTATTTTGCCAATGCTTACAGACGCTGAAGGTAAGCGGATGTTTGACTTTGAGATTAAGAATATCTCAGGATCTAAGTCTTACGATGTAGATAAGATCATCTCTAGGTATAGCCGTGAAATCCAAGTCGGACTATTTGCTGATGTACTCTCCCTTGGCGGTGGTTCTGGTGGTAGCTATTCTCTCTCTGAGAGTAAAGTAGATATCATTGACATGGCTGTTAAGTCTAAGCTCAATGAGATTAAAGATCAGCTTAACCATCAACTTGTACAGACTTTGTTTGAACAAAATGGATTTTCAACAGACGTTTTACCCTACTTCGATTATGAATTACCAAACCAGGAAACCCTGGATAATAAGGGGAAATATGTACAAAGGTGCAAGGCTGTAGGTATGTTACCCGTAGTTCCTCAGACAGTCAATCAGATTCTTAGAGATGGTGGCTTCGACTATCAAGTTCCTGACAACATGAGCACAGAGGATCTTATGAAGATTCTTGCTCCAGTCGGCGAACAAATGTCAAGTGAAGCTGGCGGCGGCATGAAAAGTGGACTTCCTAATTCAAATGGATCTGGCACAGGCTCATCTGGAGATAGTTCAGTTGCAAACACGGAAAATGCATGATGGCAGAGGTTTATTGGATTCACCTGCCAGAACATACCGATATGTTTACCGAAGGATATATCGGTATGACAACAAAAACTACGAAGTTAAGGTTTCAAGGTCATAGGAATGCAGCAAGAAGGACTCCACGTAAAAATAGATCACGCATTCAAAATGCAATAATTAAATATCAAGATATTTTAGTTGTTGAGACTCTTGTTATCTGCTCACGAGAATACGCCCTTGATCTTGAATATAAGCTAAGACCTTCTCCTAAGATTGGATGGAACCTGAGAATGGGAGGAGAATCATTTGAAGCTTTTAGTGCTGTCTTCTCTGGACAAGTCTTAGTGATGAAACAAAAGCCAGCATGTCCAGGGGTAGAAAGAGAATATGGGAAGAAGACAGACAAGGTAGCCTATCTTATATCTGCGAAAATAGAATGAGTTATCCTCGTCCTGTAGATATTGATGGTAATCCTACAAGATTCTGGGTGAAGTCAAGAATGGGACCAATGGTGCATCTCTGGGGAGAAGCTCAAACTTGTCGTGACGTATATGACAGCTTTAAATATTGCTCAACAAAAGAGATAACTGAACATCTAGGTCTTGCTGAAAACAAGCGAGAATGGTTTCAGGAGATGCTTAGGTATTTTGATGGTGGATGGGTACCAAAAGAAGATCATTTGTGGGTTTCTGACTTTAAACAAGATGCCTATAAAAACCATATTGTCTTACCTGTAGACTGGTCTCAGTATAAAGACAGTTGGTCACTTGCTAGTGAAGCCTACAAATATTTCTTAAGGGGGATTGGATCACAATCTACTGAACATCAGCTCGGTCTTAAGAGGGGATCAATGGATAAGATGTTCCGTTATTTTAAAATGGAATGGATACCCGATAAAGATCCTATCTGGTTTGATTACTTTAATAAGGAGGCCTAATGGCACATTCGTTAATGAGGCTAAAAGCCTCCCTTGTAAATACTCCACATCTCATTGAGCAGAATAGTTTCTCTCACATTATGGAGTATGTGAATAAGCGTATTGATGGCACTGCTAGTGTCTCCCCAAGACTTGATGGACCAGATGATGAAGGTTTTAGTGGCTGGAATGAATCAAATTATAATCCAGATACGGCTACTGGCGTTATGTATATTGATGGACCACTAACAGCAAAAACAACTGGATGGGAAGCCTTTTGTGGTGGAACAAGCTATGAACAGCTTAAGCAGCAGATGGAGTACTTTGTAAGTCAAGGTGCAAAGACTGTGGCAATGCTAGCCGACTCGGGCGGTGGAGAAGCTAAATCCATGATGGATTCTGCTAATTATATCCGAAAGCTGGCAGATGAAAATGATATTAAAATCATCGCATACATCGACGGAATGGCTTGTTCGGCCTGCTATGGAATCATTTGTATTGCTGATGAGATTATCATGGCAAGTGACAGCTCAGCAGGATCTGTAGGTGTATTAATTTCTCTGTTCAATGATGCTAAGAACCTTGAAATGAATGGTTATGAGCGTAGCTTTGTTAGTGCAGGTTCCGCCAAAATTCCTTGGAATGAAGATGGATCTTTCAGGGATGGGTTCATTGAACGACTGCAATCCCAGGTAGATGATCTATATGATGGTTTTACGATGCATGTTGCTGAACATCGTGGGCTTACACAGCAAGAAGTTAAGAGCACAGAAGCTGAAGTATTTATGGCTAAGGACTCTATTAGACTAGGCCTTGCAGATAAACAACAAACGCTTGAAGAGTTTTACGCATATCTGGCTGATTATGCCCAGAGTAACCTAGAGGAAAATACAATGGGCAATCAGTCCAAGAATCGAATCTTTTCATTTATGAGTAATAGTAAGGGGAGTCAAGAAGAAATGGCACAACTACAAGAATTGCAAGCACAGCTTAGTGCTGCACAAGAACAACTGGCAACAATGGCTGATTTGAAAGGTGCTGTGTCTACTCTGACAGCCAGCCTTGCTGAGAAAGAAGCAGCCTTCGCAGGTATGAAAGCTAAGCTCGCTGAGCTGGAAGGTGCTAAAGCGCAAGCTGCTGTAGATAGTCGCCGTGCAATGTTGGCTGAACAACTCCCAGCAGACCAAGTAGATATGAATCTGAATGCTCTGGCTTCGCTTGATGACGCTTCGTTCTCTGTGATCGTAGGTCAATTCAAAGCTACTAAAGATGCTCGCGCAGCTTCCTTTGAAGAGGTTGGTGGTGAGGGTGTTGAGTCGGAAGCTCCTGAGAAAGAACAGTCTGAAGCTTCTCTGATTGATAAAATTCGTGCAGTAGGCGTAGCTAGCGCTAAAGCCATGAAATAAGCAACAAACAATAATCTAAATAAATAAGAGGATATAAAAACATGGCTTTCACTAACATTACTTTGCAGAAGCTGGCTTCTGATTTGGTAGTCACCCACGGTGATTTCAACTTCCAGAATGATGAAGCTAACATTACCCCAGCAGGTGTTATCCCTTTTGGTACTGTAGTTTTCCGTGCTAAAGGCTTGGCTAAAGCAGCCCCTTGGGCAAAGGTAGCTGCTGCTGGCGACGTTGCTGCAACCAATGAATACGCTGTTGTTTACGGTGATCAATACGCCTTTAAAGCTGACTTTACCCCTAAAGCAATTGCTGCCAACAAGTATAACGCTATTGTCACAAAGCGTGCTGCTGGCCTGAAAGAGTATTACATTAAAGCTGTACATGCCACCGCTCTTGGTGCTGGCCCATACGGCATTCTGAAACAGATTATGGCTGACCAAGGTTTGATTGTCTTGGATGACGTAACTAACTTTACCGGTACTGTTGTTTAATAACAACCACCTCTAAATCTTCTGGGGATATTAATAGAAAAGTATCCCCAACAACAAAAGGAATATTAAATGACTTTGGTAATTGACCGTAATATTGATCGTCTGTCGCAGGGCCGCTTTGTTGATCTGACAGACATTCTAGTAGAAATCCCACGTAATATCAGCATCGTTGATGCTCTTGGTATCTTCGAAGAAAACTACCTGCAAACCAGCAAGATTGAAATCCAACGTAGTCAATATGCTAACCATCTGATCAAAGATAAGAACTGGGATGCCAAGCCTGATACCCTGGTTGGTAAGCCTGTTCGTGGTTTCATTCAAGCTAAGGTTCCTAACTTCCAACTGTTGGACGCTATCAAGCCTTCGGACATTGATGGTATCCAGAAAGTAGAATCTTTGGCTGATGCTGTTCAACTGCAAGAAGTGGCTGACGTTCGTACTGAGAAGTTGATGTATATCAACAACGCTTTCGACCTTACCGCAGACGTTGCTAAAATGCAATTGCTGACCCAAGGTACCGTCTATGCTCCTACCGGTACCCTGGCTACCTCGTATGGTGATACCATTGACTTCTACCAAGAGATGGGTGTTACCCGTCAAACTGTAAACTTGGAACTATCTGGTGCATCCGATCCACGTACTAGTGTATCTAGCCTGATCCGTAAAATGCGTGAAGCTCTGCGTAACAGCTCTTCGAATGGTAGCTACCGTCAACTGGTAATTCTGTGTGGTGCTGACTTCTTCGATGACGTACTGACCAACCCATTTGTAACCGACGCTATCAAATACTTCAACCAAGACCTGAACCGTCTGTTGGTAGGTGTTCCAGAAACTGCACCTGGCTTTGATGCTAACTTCCGTTCTATCACTGTATGGGGCGTTACTTTCATCGACGCTGGTACTGGTGGTTATGATGGTCCTAACGGCGTATTCGTTCCTTGGATCGCTGCTGATGCTGCTATTGCTCTGCCTACTGGTGTTCGTGGTATGTTTAAAACTCACTACGCCCCACCTAAGACTTTCAGCACCATCAACTCGCGTTATGTCGGTCGTTACTACTTCGAACGTCTGAACGATGAAGACGACCTGATCAACATGAAAGCTGAACAGAACTTCATCAACGTACTGCTGTACCCTGCTGCTGTGTTCACTATCACCAAGTCCTAATTAGGCATACCCCTAGGGCTGGCGGAAGCTAGCCCTTTGTTGTTTCAGGACGGAGGACGTATGACAGACGAAGAAAAGATTTCCCTCCTAGCCCTTATGATTGGTGATATCGTTGGTGGTCCATACTATCCAATGTTCACAGAAGCTCAGTACTTGCAATTCCTTAAAGCTGGCGGTGGTAATGTAAACCGAGCTGTAGTGATTGCTGCTATGTCTGCCGGATTCTTTGTGAGTGGTAATAGTTCTCGTGAAGTGATTGATGAACTGTCTATTTCTAGTAGCACATCTTCTGATTACATCAAGCTCCTTGATTATCTTATTAAGACAGCAGGAAGTGTTCCACCAGCAGGACTTATGCCTTGGTTTGCTGGGATTGATAGTTGTGAGAAGAATAAGCTACTTGAATTCTCTCGCTGTGATAATCCATCAAGATTCCCAATGTTTGGTGATGCTTTAGCAGGAGCTGGGTCTTGTAGTGGTGGATGCTAATGGCTAACACATACGATAGATTAAGAGCTATGACAATTAGACGTCTAGGGATTGGACGTGGAGGGCTTGGAGCTGCTGCAATTCTCACAAGGAAAGTAGCTGGAGTATTCAATCCTAAGACTGGCAAAGTGGAAGGTGGAAGTACAGAGACATATAATGGAAGTGCTGTAAGGATACAGTATAAGAACTGGGCATACAAAGATACATCGATCCTAAAGGATGATTTTCAACTGTATTTGTCCCCTGTTTTGCAAGATAACACTACAGCTATGGTAACGCCCATCAAAGACGATATCATCGTTTTCTTAGGCGTAAACTATAAGGTAATAGACATTTATCCTTGGAATAATGCTGGTATTGATTGTGGTTGGAAACTTCAGATGAGAAAAGGCTAAGAGATGAGTAATTTCCTAGACACCATCAACAGATGGACTGAAGAGACTGAGCAATCAGTTGACGATGTATTGCAAACTGTAGTACTTATAGTGGGGAAAAGTGTTGTAACTCTATCTCCTGTTAAGACAGGCTTATTCAAAGGGAATTGGCAACTTACTATTGATGGGTCAGCAAACTCTAGTTTGATTAGACGTGATCCAGAAGGCAACAGTACACTAGCAGATATCGCAGCTACAGCTAATACATTTACAGCAGGACAAGTGGCTTACATTCAGAACATGGTGACATACGGATATGACCTTGAATATGGATATAGTAATCAAGCACCAGAAGGTATTGTGAGAGTGACAGCACTTAAGTTTGCACAAATTGTTGAAGATGCTGTACGTCTTCATAAGAATAATTAAAGGAGAAGGAGATGAGCCATGCACGAATAAGGAACATCTTCAATTATGAAATGAGCTTGTTTGCTGAGGCTAATAGTCTTAGAGTCTCATTTGATAATGTTAATTTCACTCCAGATGTTAATGAAACATATATACAATGTCACCTCATTCCAGCAGACACACAAACACGTACACTTGGTGGTGATCACAAAGAGTATATTGGTTTGTATCAAATGAAAGTGGTTACAGCTTCAGGTGATGGTTCTGGGAATGCTGATGAGATTGTAGAAAAGCTACAAACTAAGTTTCCAGTATATGCTTTGTTTAAAGAAGACGATCCGTCAGTATTTAGCGTACAAGTGCTATCTCCTATTCATTCTCCAGAAGGTAAAGATCAATCGGGAAGTTGGGTGGTTCCTTGTTCATTTGAATATAGAGCGGATACTGTCTAAGACATTCCTAACAAAGATATACTTTGACAAGAATTTAAATTAATTAGAAAGAGGATATAAATATGGCTTTTCGTTTGCCGAACGGATCTAGCTTCGATTTTGAAGCAACATCGAGTGATCCAATCACTGTAACTGCAATTAGTAATGCTGCTGAAGCCGTTGTTAGCGCTGCTGACCATGACTTCGTTGCAGGAGATATTGTTGTTCTTACTTCGGGTTGGGTTAAACTTACCGACCGCACATTCCGAATTAAATCTGTTGTTGCTGACGTAAGTTTTGTACTTGAGAAGGTTGATACCACTGATATTACTCTTTATCCTTCTGGTAGCTCTGCTGGTACTGTACGTAAGATCCTGACTTGGGTTAATATCCCACAGATTACAGAAGTAGCTTCCAGTGGTGGTGAAACTCAGTATTACACCTTTGGTTTTCTCGCCGAACAAGATGACCGCCAACTGCCAACCACTCGGAGCCCATCTACCCTTACTCTGACAATCGCAGACGATCCGGCTCAGCCCTTTGTTGCAGTTGTAGAAAAAGCAGATGAGACCCGTGAACCTCGTGTACAGCGTCTTAACTTGGTCAATGGTGACCTAATTTTTTACTACTCCATTGCCTCCATGTCGCCTACTCCAAGCCTTACTAGGAATGCTCTGATGACCAGAACCCTGGCCTTGGCTCAACAAGGAAGAATCACACGCTACGGTAAATTCACTGTTTGATTCTGTGAAATAGTGTGTTATGATACCTCTTCACATCTTAGCTGGAGAGGTATTTATGCAAACGAACTACAGTCACAGAAAACCAATCTACGGTTTTGGAATCAATGATTCCGACTATTTTGTAGCTACACAGGGACCAACTAGGAACTCTAGCGTGCTCTGCCCATACTACAAAAGATGGCACAATATGATGTATCGGGTATTCAATAATAAGAATACAGGACCATATGCATCCTACATTGATACAACAGTGAATGAAAGCTTTAAATACTTTATGGATTTTCGTAGGTGGGCAGAGCAGCAAGGATTCAGTCCCGAAAATCGTCACCTAATTGATTTGGATAAAGATATTCTCTTCCCTGGAAACAACGAGTATTCTTCTGATAAGTGTGCATTTGTAATTCAGAGAGTCAACAAGATTATCTCTACATCTTATGGTACTCGCGGAGAGCTTCCTATCGGGGTTAGGTTTGAGGTTAGGTCTAATAGGTACACAGCTAAACTTCAAATCAATGGAAAGTCAAAATACCTTGGTACGTACCTTACAGAAGAACAAGCCCACAAAGCTTGGCAATTAGCTAAAGCTGATTATATGGAAGATTCTATTGCTAACTACGAACAAGAGTCAGAGAGTATTGGTCTTGTTTATAGACCAGATGTAGTAGAAGCAATTTTAAAACGATCTACACTTCTCAGAGATGCTGCTGAAAGTGGAAAGATCATTAATAGTTTATAAGGAGAAGCCACATGGCTAAGAAATTCGTAATCGCTGTAGCCCCAACATTCAAATCTAAAGTAAGCATCCCCCGTGTTGGTGGTGATCCTTTAGAAGTAGAATTTGTATTCAAAGCTAAGTCTCGTAAAGAGCTGGCTACTCTGTTCTCAAAATGGGGTAAAGAGTTTGAGGAGCTACGAGAATCTGGTACAGACTTTACCCTTGAAGATTGGGCTGAAGCAGAGATTGCTTTGCAAGTAGGACAAGTTAAGGATATTGTTATTGGCTGGAACTTTGATGATGAATTTAATGATGAGAATATTGAAGCTCTTGTAAACAGCTCTATCTCTGTCACCGAAGCTATCACTAATGCTTACAATTCTGCATATGTAAGCGCCCGCCAGGGAAACTAGTTAGCACTGCCCATGCCATGTATGAGAAAGATGTTGATGAACACCAAGCAGCATTGTTTGGTATGAAGCTAGATGAAATCCCTCCAGAGATTATTGAAGTGTGGGATATTAACTGGCCTTCTTTCTCTGTCTTCCATTCCATGAATACACAGTGGCGTACAAGTGGTATGGGTGGTGCTATTGGTTTAGATTATACAGCTATCACTCCTGTAGCTAAAATGCTTGGATATAAGAAAAAACAAATACAAGACATGTTCCCTGACATTCAAGTGATGGAGAACGAAGCTCTTATCACAATGGGGGAGAATAGTAAAGATGCCAACAATAGCTGAACTTGAGATACGGGTAGACAGTACTCCTCTTGAGAGAGGAACTAAAGCCTTAAATGATTTTGCACAAGCTAGTGAGAAAGCAGCCTCTGCTAACGAAAAGAAGAAGTCGTCTGATGATAAGTTAGCTTCATCTTCTAAGCAAGTGGCAGATACGGCTGAGAGTGCTGCTAAGTCTACAGAGAAGCAAAGTAAAGAGCTTGAAACCCTTCTTGGTAAGATTGACCCAATCACTAAAAAGCTGAATGATCTTGCTAAACAAGAAGCTGCTCTCTTTGCTAATAAAGGTAATATCAGCACAGCAGCATTTGATGCCTATAATACTAAGCTACAAGAATCTGTAGATAAACTAGCTGGAGTAGGTGTTGCTCAGAGACAAGCATCTGCTGGAACAGAAGGTGTACCAGATAGACTTAAAGCTGTTGCACAAGCTGCATTTGACGCTGCTACAGCTCAAGAAAGGCTTACAACAGCTACAAAGGGTGCTAGTGAGGCTGAACAAGGGATCGTCAGTTCTGGTGCTGTAAGTGCTGCTAATAGCCGTGCTGATGCCGCTCTAAAAGAGTATGAAGCTAAGAGACAGCTTGCTCAAGGAACTAAAGGAGCTGCTGATGCTGAAAGAGGTCAAGTATCTGCTCTAAGTGATCTTCTTGCTAAGATTGATCCGTCTATTTCTAAACTTAATGAGCTTGATCGTCTTCAGAAAGAATTAGCTAAACAGAAGAGTTCCGGTGCCATTGGTGGTGAAGACTTTGAGAAATATAATGGCATTCTAGAAAGAAGCCGTACCACTCAAATAAAGTATAATGATGCTCTTCAAACTACAGGCAAGACAGCTAAAGAAACAGCATTTGCTCTACGTGGGCTCCCTGCCCAGTTTACAGACATTGTAGTATCCCTTCAAGGGGGACAAGCTCCTTTCACCGTTCTACTGCAACAAGGCGGACAGATTAAGGATACATTTGGTGGTATTGTCCCGGCATTTAAAGCTGTGGGTGGTGCTCTCCTTGGGTTGATTAACCCGCTGACAGTGGCTGGTGTGGCTCTTGCTGCTGTAAGTTATTATGCTTATCAGGGCAGCCAAGAACTCACTAATTTCAATAAAGCTGTTGTAGCATCTGGTGGATTCTCTGGTACATCCACTGCACAGTTTGTAGCTTATCAGAATCAGATTGCCGGTGTTACTGGCACAGCCACACAAGCAGCAGAAGCTCTCCTTGCACTTGAAGCCTCTGGTAAAATCGTTGGCGATAACTTTGTAGCAATTGGTACTGCTGCTGTAGCCTTTCAGAAAGCCACTGGGCAGGCAATCCAAGCAACTGTTGACGATTTTGCATCTCTCGCAAAAGATCCTGTTAATGCTGTTGTTACTCTTGATGATAAATATAAGTTCCTTACAGCATCTGTTCTAACACAGATTAATGCCCTCAAGGAACAAGGTGATACTTCTGGTGCTGTAACACTGGCTCAAGCTGAAATGGCTAAGGGTGTTCAAGACTTAGCAGACAAGACAATACAGAATTTAGGGACTGCTGAGAGGGCATGGAAAGGCTTTAAAGACGCCGTTCTCGGAGCAGGCAGTGCTCTAGCTTCTATCGGTAGAGATGATCCTGGGGCGGAATTAGCTAGTAATCAAGCCCTTCTGGCTCGCACTAAAACTAGGCTCCAAGAGGGCAACCTTCTAGCTAGTGGACTTTCTGATGCTGAGGTTGAGAAGAATCCAGCTTATATCTATATAAAAGCTCAAGTAGAACAAGCTCAAAAACTTGTAGATCTTAAGAATCAAGAAGCTGAGAAAGAAGCTGAGATTACTCGCAGTAGACAAGCTGCTGTATCAGCTACATCACGTCAAATTGCTGGTGCAGAAGCTGCTAAATCTCCTGTAGAAAAAGCCCAAAAGGCTTTGACAGACGCTAATAGGGATCAGGAAAAGATCCTTACAGACGCAGCCACAAGAGGTGTAGAGCTTACAGCAGAGCAGCTTAATAACTATACAGTTTACAAAGCAGCCCTTGAACGTAAACTATCTGATGCAGTTAAAGCAGAAGAAAACAAGAGTAAGACTAAATCCTCTCCTGTAGATAATACACAAATACAGGAAGTAAAGAATAATCTTGATTCTATCAAATCTGAGTATTCTAATTACTACAAGGAAGTAACAGCACTTGGTGAGGCTAACATTGTCTCTCGTGCTGCTACATATGCATCTCAGAAGTCTATTCTTGAAGCTGAGGCTAAGGCTGTTGATGATGCTTATGAACAACAGATTGCTGCTATTAAGCGTCTCCAAGGTAATAAATCTAATTCTGCTCAAGCGAATATCTCTCTTAATAACCAACTCAATAAAGCTGAATCAGATAGAGCTAAAGCTGCTGAAGAGAATGACTCTAAGCAAGAAGTATTAGCCACTAAAGAGAAAGGTCGTATTGATGCTCGTACAGCTTCTATTGAAGCTTATAATGATGCATTAAAACAACAGATTGAGAATACAGCCGTAAGTGGTGAAAGACAAGCTGCTGCTGTTGGCAAAGGAGACAGGCAAGGTAGAGTAGATGAAGCTCTAGCAGACAACGATAGATCTTATGCTAAAGATCAAGCTAAACTTGCAAAGTCTCTTAGTAATGGGATGGACCCTGAAGAGTATGCTACTAACCTCAAGAACCTAACTGCTGCTCATACGGCAATGGCAGACCAGATTGTAGCTAACGATGCTCGCATTCAAGAGGCTAACGCAGACTGGACTAATGGCTTTACAAAAGCTATTCAGAATGCTGCTGATGAAGGTAATAACTTTGCTGATTCTGTAAACAGAGCAGTAAGTGGTGCCTTTGATAGCATGGGTGAAGCTCTTGGTACATTTGTTACTACAGGTAAGCTAAACTTTAGCGAGCTAACTAGAAGTATCCTTGTTGACCTAGCTAAAATTGCAGCAAGACAGGCAGCTAGTAGTGCATTGAGTAGTTTGTTTGGTTTAGCATCTACCGCCGCCAGTGCATACTTTGGTGGTGCTGGAGCAGGTGCAACATCCTCTGCCGGATCTACTGCAGCTGGATACAGTAGTACATACTTCCCTCAAGCTAAAGGTGGTGCTTGGGATAGCGGGACTAAGTTCTTTGCACAAGGTGGAGCATTCACTAACAGTATCGTATCCAATCCTACAGCCTTTGGTATGTCAGGTGGTGGTACTGGTGTAATGGGCGAAGCTGGTCCTGAAGCTATTGTCCCTCTTGCTAGGTCTTCTGATGGCTCTCTTGGTGTACGTCTTGTTGGTAGTAGTACTGGAGCATCTGGTTCTGCTGTTAACGTTTATGTAAATGTATCCTCTGATGGTACTAGCTCTTCCTCTGATAGTCCTGCATACGAGGGCTTCGGTAAAGAGCTTGCTGACTTTGTAGACACTAGAGTTAATAGTCTTTTGAATAAAGGGCTCAAAGATGGTGGACAAATCAATAGAGCAATCAAAGGATAGGAATCATCTATTGATGTATTTGATTCTATTGACAAACACTATAGATACATAGTAACATAGCAATACAGAGGGAGGAACGGTATACATCCCTGTATATTCTTGTTCCTCCCTTATTTATTTCAGGAGATGAAATGGCTACTCAGACTTTTACGTGGAGGGTAGAGAATTCCCTAACACCAACAATCAAATATGAAGTTGATGAAGTACAGTTTGGTAATGGATATAAACAAGTAAGCTCTGATGGTGTGAATAACAAGACTGAACAATATGCAATTCGCGTGCATGCTCGTACAGAAGAAGCTAAAGTGATTATGGCTTTCTTTGATGCACACGCAGGCAGGCGTAGTTTCTTCTGGACTCCTCCGCTTGGTACTCTTGGACTCTACACTTGTTTAGATCCTAATCCTACAGAGCAAGGTGGTGGATTGTATGTAATCACAGGAACATTTGTGAAGTCATATGCAAGTCTTAGTGGAGGTACTCAATAATGGCTCAAGAAGATATTGTTGAAGTAATCCAGAAGCTAGAGCCTGGAGCTAAGGTAAGGTTGATTGAAGTAGATTGTACAGAGTTCCAAGGGGACATTCTGCGCTTTCATAACTATAATGTCCCTCATACAGAGGCCGAATTGTTAGCTGCTCAAGCATCAGGAATGGATATTCCAGCTAAGACTATTCTTTGGCAAGGTAATGAATATGCCTGCTGGCCTTATCAGCTAGAAGGCGTAGAGATGGACGGTACAGGTAGTAGTCCTTCCCCTACTCTCACTGTAGCCAACCTTGATGGCTCTATTAGCTCTCTTTGCTTGCAGCTACAGAACTTATTCAAAGCTCGTGTCACTGAGCATCTTACATTCGAGCAATACTTGGATGGTGGCAGTGACGCTGACCCAGAAATGGAATACACACAAACTTGGTACATCACAAGAAAGACTTCTGAGAATAAGAAGACTGTAGCCTTTGAACTATCCTCTCCAGCAGATCTTACAGGACAGAAACTACCTCGTAGACAAATCTACTCAGTATGCCATTGGGCTCTAAACAATGGATATCGTGGGCCTGATTGTGGTTGGACTGGAAACGTATTCTTTACAGATAAAGGTGTCCCCACAGACAACCCAGCAGAGGACTCTTGTGGCGGCTTATGTCTTGATTGCAAGCTGAGATTTGGAGAAGAGGCAGAACTTCCTTTTGGTGGATTCATTGCAAGTAGCCTTATTACATAACAGCAATAAAGGAGAATTTAAGAATGGCAGTAAATAGTAGTAACAGTATTCCAAAGAAACTAAAGAGGGCTACGGTTAATGCCATTCTTAAACATGCTAAAGAAGGCTACCCAGAAGAGATTTGTGGAGTTGTAGTTATCACAGACGATAAGAAAGAAGAGCTGTATGTTCGTTGTGAGAATATTGCAACAGACAAAACTAAAGACTTCAAGCTAGGTCCGGCTTCTTTTGCAGATGCTGATGATCTTGGGGAGATTGTAGGTATTGTCCATAGTCATCCAGACAGTACAACAACACCTAGCTCATATGACCTTGCTGTGATGAGCGCAAACCGAGATATTGAACTACAAATAGACCCTCAAAGCAACGCAATCCCTTGGCACATAGTAAGCTGGCCCGAAGGTGATTATCGTCAAATAGTGCCTGAAAAACGTGAGGAATTACTAGGTCGCCCATTCGTTCACGGCTTCTGGGATTGCTGGCAAGTGTGCTCTGACTACTACAGTAAGTATCATGGTCTTAAGTTTGAAAGATTCCAGAGAGAAGATTTGTGGTGGGAGAATAAAGAAGGACCGTCCTTGTATGAAGACTCCTATGAGAAGGCAGGCTTTGAACTTGTGACAGTACCTCGTCCTGGGGATATGATTGTTATGCAGATTGGTAAGTCGTATCATCCTAATCATGCTGGTATCTATCTTGGAACCACACAAGAATTTGAGGGTAGAGGATTACATGGTGGCCCTTTCATGCTACATCACATGTACGGAAAGAACAGTGAGATTATTGTCTATGGTGGTCAGTGGTCACAAAGAACAAGAATTATCCTGAGACATAAGGATATAAAGAATATCCCTCAAGGAGTTTAGTATGGCTAGCGTTAGTACAGAGTATTGGGTGGAAGTTAGGCTTGGGGGTTATCTTAGAAAGTTAGGCAGGAGCCACAAGTTCCTTGTAAGCAAAGGAAGCGAAGCCATTAAAGCTATGAGACTACAAGTGGATGGCTTCGCTAAAGCTATGGAAGAGTCTGAGAGTAAAGGTGTACGTTTTGCTGTATTTAATGGTAAACACAATATCAAATCAACAGACGAATTTGATATTGGAAAGAAGTCTATCATTAGAATTCTCCCAGTGTATGAAGGTAGTAAGAGGGCTGGACTATTCCAGACTATTCTAGGTGTAGCATTTCTTGTAATCGGCTATTTTACAGGTGGTAGTACATACACCCTCGGTATTTCTCTCCTATTAGGTGGCGTAGCTCAAATGCTTACACCACAAGCGCAAGGATTAAAGACTAAGGAGGATGTTGAGAACAAAGCATCTTATGCTTTTGGTGGTCCGGTAAATACTACAGCACAAGGAAATCCTATTGGTGTTCCTTATGGAGAGCGTGAAGTTGGTGGTGCTATTATCTCTGCGGGCATCCTTGCAGAGGATCAATTGTAAGGAGAGAATATGCAGGATTTAGAGAAAGAGTATGGTGCTAAGTTTAATGCTTATGTTCCTGTCCATGAAGGGTCTAAAGGTGGGCAAGAGGAAGCACATACTCCAGTGGAAACACCAAACAACCTCCAGTCTGTAGCGTATGCTAAAGTGCTTGTTGCTGTTGGTGAAGGAGAGCTTGCTGGTACTCCTACAGGCAGAGATATTTATCTGAATGGTACACCACTTATTGGTCCCGGTGGTGAAGAGAACTTTGGTGGCGTTACTTGGGAGTGGAGAAGCGGTACTGTTGACCAGCCTTATATTCAAGGGAATCCAGAAGTAAGTAATGAGACTACAATTAACTTCTCTCTTAAGTATGATACACCTTGGGTGAGACAGATTACTAAAGTATCTTTGTCTGCTGTGCGTGTAACACTTAACTTCCCAGCACTACAGCAACAACTTACAAATGGTGATACAGTAGGGTATTCAATTAACTACGCTATTGATATTGCAACAGATGGTGGGCCTTTCGTCACTTATCAGAACTATACAGTTAGTGGTAAAACAAACAGTGCATATGAGAGAACCCACAGAGTTAACTTGCCAAAGAATCCATCTTCCGGCTGGACTATCCGAGTAAGACGAACCACTGTAGACAGTACAAGCTCTTCTGTGCAAGATAGCATGTCTGTTAAGAGCTTCACTGAGGTTGTGGATGCAAAGCAACGCTATCCAAATACAGCTCTCTTGTTTGTTCAGTTTGATTCGCGTCTGTTTGGGGGCGGAAGTATTCCAGCTATCTCTGTCAAGGTGAAAGGGCGTATTATCCGTGTACCGAGTAACTATGATCCAGAGACACGCACCTATTCTGGTGTTTGGTCAGGAGATTTCAAGTGGGCTTGGACAGATAATCCCGCTTGGGTATTTCTTGATATCGTCACCAATGAAAGATTTGGTCTTGGTAATCGAGTTAATTTAAACCAAGTAAGTAAGTGGGATCTTTATGAAGTGTCCCAATACTGTGACGTAATGGTAGATGATGGGAAAGGTGCTGGTACTCTTGAACCTCGCCATACATGTAATGTCTATCTACAAAGTGAAACAGATGCTTGGCAAGTGCTGAGAGATATCTGTAGCATCTTTAATGGCATGACATATTGGAATGGTAACGAATTTATTGCTATTGCTGATAAAGAAGAGTCCATTGATAACATCCCAACATTCTCTCGTGCTGATGTTGTAGAAGGGAATTTTGATTATCAAGCAACAGATGAGAGAAGTATTTATACCTCTGCTCTTGTTAGTTATGATGAGCCAACAAACCACTATGGTACACAAGTGGAGGCTGTATGGGAAAAGGCTGAGATTCTTCGTTGGGGTGGGGATAGACAGACTAAACTCTCTGCCATCGGCTGTACCTCTCGCGGTGAAGCACAGCGTAAGGGTAAATACAACCTTCTGACAAACCTCTATAACCGTACTGTAACATTCAAGACTGGTTTGCAAGGTCTTAATTCTAAAGTACAACCGGGTAAGATTATTGGTGTAGCTGACCCTCTTATTGCTGGTAAGCCATTTACTGGTAGGCTTAAATCTGGCACTGTCACTGTCGTCACTCTTGATCGCGCTACAGAGGCTAAATCTGGGGATCGTCTGTTCGTTGCACTGAGAGATGGCACACAACAAGCTAGGACAATTGATCAAGTACAGGGTAGTGTTGTTACAGTTAGTACGGCTTATTCAGAAGTGCCAATGGCTAATGCTATCTGGTATCTTGAAGCATCTGATCTTAAGAACCAGTTGTTCAAAGTAACTAAACTTGTTCACTCTGGTAATGGCGTTTATGAGGTGACAGGTGTAGAATATAATCAAAGTAAGTTTGCTGCTATTGATAATGGAGCTAGACTTGAATCTAGACCAGTCAGTAAAGTACCTCCTGCTTTCTTAAATCCTCCATCTCCTATTACTGTGACAGCAGCTTCATTTATTGAACAGACCCTTGCTGTTACCACAATGACAGCTTCTTGGGCTGCTGTACAGAATGCTGTTCTTTACGAAGGACAGTACAAGATTGGACAAGGGGATTGGATTACACTAGGTACTACCGGTGCTCAAGAGTTCAACGTCCGTGGTATCTATACTGGCGAATATGTTGTTCGTGTAAGATCAATCAATGCTCTTGGTATTAAGAGTCTCTGGGGGCTGAGCAGCACTACGCCGCTGGAGGGTAAAGCAGGTGCCCCACCGTCTCTTGCATCTCTTACTATTACTCCACTTATCTTTGGACAAAGACTCAATTGGTCTTTCCTGCCAGGATCAGAGGACGTTGCTCGTACAGAGATTTATCAGAGCACTACACCAAGTTTTGCTCTTGCTACAAAGCTGGGAGACTTTGCCTATCCTCAGATCACTCATGATATTAACGGATTAGCCGCTGGTGTTACATTCTACTATTGGGCTCGCCTAATTGATCGTACTGGTAATATTGGACCATTTATACCATTAAGCACATTAAATGGTGTACAAGGCATTTCAAGTAACAATGCCGCTGACTATGAAGTGTACTTTAGTGGGCAGATTAAGAATAGTTCTCTTGGACAAAATCTAGCAGATCGTATTGATCTGATTGATGGGGATGGTCCTGGCTCCGTAAATGAACGAATTAGTCATCTTACTGATGCTTTAGAATGGAATGAAACTTCTACGTATCTTGCTGGAGATACAGTAAGAGTAGGGCAGAGACTCTACCAGGCTAAGATAAATGTTCCAGTTAATACTTCTCCACCGAATGAGACCTATTGGCAAGACATTGGTACTATCACTCAAACTGTGAATGCTCTTGCTTTGCAAGTGACGCAGAACACAACCAAGATCGAAGAAGTAGATGGTCGTCTAACTGCTACAGCTTCTCAGCTTACAGCATTGCGTGCTCAATATCGTAATGATAATGGGGAAGGTGATCTAACTGATGCGCTTCGTGGATGGGATAGCCTTACTAGTTTCAACCAAGAAGTTAAAGTAAGAGCAGAACAAGACTTAGCGATTGTCAGTAATATAACAACACTCACAGCTCAAGTGGATACAAACAAAGGTCAAGTTACTGATCTTGAGCAAGTAGTTGTTACCAATAATGCAGCCACCGCTACAGCTATTCAACAGCTTCAAGTTAATGTCAATGGTAACACTGCGCTTATCAATACTACAAGCGAAGCTCTTGCAGATACTAATGGTAAACTTAGCACAATCTGGTCTGTTAAGATGGAACTTAATACTAATGGACAGTATGTAGCAGCAGGCGTTGGTCTGAGTATCGAAGCTAACGGTGTTGGTGCATTGCAAAGTCAGTTCTTGGTTAATGCTAATAGATTTTCGGTAATTAACGGCGCTGGTGGAACGAGTATTCCATTCATTGTTGAGAACAACCAAGTATTTATTCAGAGTGCATTTATCCAAGACGGTAGTATCACCATGCTTAAGATTGGAGATGCTTTGCAGTCTGATAACTATGTTGCAAATTCTCTTGGCTGGAGACTGACTAAAGCTGGCACATTTGAGATTAATGGTAGTGTTGCAGGTCAAGGTAAGATGACTATGACTAATAGATCATTAAGAGTATATGATGCTGCTGGAGTTAAACGTGTGCAATTGGGAGACCTTACGGAATGAGTTTTGGAATGAGAATATGGGGTAGCAATGGGGCTCTCCAGATAGATGAGAATTCTTTTACTGTAAGAATTATTTACTCGGCAATTGTATCTCCCTCTGGACGTAGCACATTCATAAGTATCCCTGGAGTTGCACCTTCTACACATTCAGCAGTTTGTTTTCCAGTAGGCGCTTATGATAACACTGCGCAGTTTACTAGTGCTATTCAGTTTACACCAATTGTTGGTAGTGGAGGTGTTACAGTCTACTTTGGAAGCCCTGCTGCTGGTACGGGGCCAACTGGTACTACTCCTCAGAGACTGCTTGTTATGAGGTATCGTTAATGACTTATGGATTAACATTTACAAATAATAGTGATGTTGTAACCCTTGATTCTGAATTCTCCAGGCTTGTTGTCTTGAGAGAAGGTACGTGGAGTGGGACAGGCTCTGGTGTTTACGTACCCTTTGGTCAAACTATAGCTACTATAGAAGCACCGCTAGTGTTTGTACGACCAAGCCAATCAAATACATTTAGTTACTGTGTGGTTACAGGTTCTGCTGGTGCATGGACAGGTTTCTCTTTTATAGGGATTGTTGGTCAAGAAACTTCTGGAAACTGGTTCGCTGGAGCTTTTAAGTCAAACCCTACAGCAACATACGGTCTTCGTTTGTGGGATGAGTACTCGGAGCTTCTATTTGACAATGACACACCTTGTGCGCAATTTACAAGGACGATTACAGGCTGGTCTTACTTGGGAGCTACACAAACAAGTCAGGGCGTATACAGACTAAGTTGGACAGCAAACTCTCCACTGAACACCGGAGATTATATGCTTATAAATAATATAGCGATGGATATGGCAGGAATAACTTCTAGACAGGGAAAACAGTATGCTGTGTGGGAGTATAATAATAATCGTCTTGTTATTCAGGCAGTGGGGGTTGACCTTCCAACCGCACAGTATATTCCAGTAGTATTTGCAAAACCAATATCTTAGGAGAAATAAATGACATGGTATAAAACAGGAACAGTGCAAGTTACTCTAAACTCTAATGCTGTTGTTGGAACAGGGACAGCCTTCATTGCCAATGCTCGTGTTGGGGATGCATTCTCTGGTCCTGATGGTAATTGGTATGAAGTGATTAACGTTGTTAGTAATACATCTTTGGGTATTTATCCAAACTATAGAGGAGCATCAGTAGCCTCTGGTGGGGTGTATGTTATTGCCCCAATGGAAGGGTATGTTAAGGATAGTGCTGATGCTCTGAGGGCTGCTACGCAAGTTATTGGACAGGTAGGTACAGACGTTTCAGCACAAGTGACTCTTGCCACAAACGCTGCTACAAGTGCTACCAACAGTGCCACAAACGCTGCATCCTCTGCAACTGATGCTAACTCTAGCAAGGTAGCAGCCAAATCCAGTGAAGACGCCGCTAAGACCTCTGAGACTAATGCTTCCACTAGCAGAACAAACGCTGCTACAAGTGCAACGAATGCTGGAAACAGTGCCACAGCCGCAGCTAACAGCGCGACACAAGCTGCCAATAGTGCTGCCTCTGTCGCTAATAAAGCAAACTCAGGCGCTAATAGTGATATTACTTCTTTATCTGGTCTGACTACTCCGCTCTCTGTCTCTCAAGGTGGCACAGGAAGGAATACAGGTACTATTCTCTATGTTGGGGATTTTGGGGTTGGTGGCGCTCTTGGCGTTAGGTTACCGTCTGATGATGCTAACATTGCATTAGCGAACGGTAACTATTGGACACCACTGGCATGGACAGGATCCCCATATGCAGGTAGCGACTCTCGAAATCAGGGGTATCTTGAACACCAGAACCAAGGTGTAACTACGTATGCTGTACAAATTTGGAGGGGGATTCTCACAGCTTACGGTACATTTGTCAGATACAAGGTTGCTGGAGCATGGCAGGCATGGGTATCCTCAGGAAGTGCCACTACGTGGGGCTCGATAACAGGGACACTTTCATCACAAACCGATCTACAAGCTGCCTTAGACGCTAAGATGGACACCTCTCTTGCTGGTTTTGCATATGCTTACCCAAATGGAGGCACGGTCTCTGCTCCTGCAAACATTGCTGTAAATCAAAGATACACTGTTACTAATCCGTTTCCAGGGCTACCTGTGATTTGTGTTGTTGAGGTTCTTTATTCAGGCCAGTGGGGTGACCCTGGGTGGGCGACATATGTAAGTAACAATAACTACGGTGCGCGAGCTGGTCAACTAATAAACTCAACCAATGGCACGGATGTAATTATTGTTAAGACGGGAACAACTGGTGTGCTGATTACAGGGGAGGCAGGCTCTCCACATGCAACAGGACCAGCGGCAGGAACCGCATTGCCTGGACGAGTTAAAGTATGGAGATTGAAAGGATGAAATATTACGCAGAAGTAGGTTTTAATTTGCAGATGGTGGATGACGCCGAGTTTGGTTGTCCAGAGGGCTGGATAGAAATGTTTGCCCCTAGACCTGAAGATGAAAATACTCTTGATTACACCGCTCAGATCGATGGGACTTGGAAAATTACTCAAGAAACATTGAATGCAAAATTGGCCCCTGTTGAAAATGCTTGGCGAAATAATGAGATGTCTATTGCAAAAAATAATGTGACAGCTATTGAATTTGGTGATGATGATATTAAGGGTACTTCTAGTGAATGGAAGGCCTATTGGCTTGTCCTTCGTAAATGGACAGATGCTAATCCAGACTTCCCTGATAGCACTAAACGTCCTGTATCTCCAGAATAGGGGGAAATATGCAGATTAAAATCACTGATTCCCTCAAGAAAAAAATAGCTGTAGCTCTTTTAGCGACTGGGGTGGGGGGTCCATCAGCTTACGTTGCTACAGAGCTTACAGCCCCATCAGAAGGCTTCTATCTCACTCCCTACGTTGATCCTGTAGGACTTACCACAATCTGTTTAGGTCACCTTGTGCAAAAAGGTGAAGTAGTTAAGCCTAAATATACAGAAGATGAATGTATTGCTATCTTCGTCAAGGATTGGCTTAAGCATGAGAAACAATACGATTCTCTTGTAAAAGTGCCATATAAATCTGAATGGATGAAAGCAGCAGGAACAGACTTTACCTTTAATAAAGGTGTTGGCAATGTTGAGTCTAGCACCTATCTTAGAAATATGAATAGCAGAGACTATGATGCCTCTTGTTTACAATTAACTAGATGGGTGTATGGAAGAGTGGGTGGTATTATGAAAGTGCTTCCCGGACTTGTCACTCGCTCTACTAAACAATATGCTTATTGTATGGGTAATGAGCCTGGAGACTACAAAACAAAAATGAGTCAATGGCAAGGAGGGAATACGCTTGGTAAAGAAACAAAGCCGTAAAGTAAAAGTATATTCTCATATTTGCAAATACCATAAATATTATACAAGAGCATCTAATATCTTCATTGCCATCTCTATGGCAGGGCTTGCCTTGTTAGGTGTACTCAATACTGTGCTGACAGTGAGTGCTTTAATCTTATGGGGAATGTTCTTTGCTGGGATGTATGCTCTTGGTAAGTTTATGGACGAGGAAGTAGAGGACTTTAATAAATCTAAAGAGGGGAAAGTATGTGAGCTTCCTAAGCACTATTCTAAAAGGGATACCTGGGATATTAGCGGCTAGTTCTGGGTATATTATTGCTGGACTATTATCCCTTCTCTTAGCTTCTGTATATCTGAATAAGCATCAGCAATCTGAGATTAATGATATTACAAAGACAAGTTCTGAAGTGTATTTGATTAATGTTGGGTTGAATAAGACTATTACTGATCTTAGACAAGAGCTGATTGATGGTCCAAAAGAATATATTCAGATTACTAAAGATGTTCAGAATGAGATTTGCACAGCTAAGTATTCAGCAGACGCTATTCTTAGCATTCTTCCCTCACAGGCTCCTTTGATTAACCCTGTAACACAAACAAAGGAGGTACTAACTAATGAGAAGAAGTCTGCTGTCGATATTGATGCTCCTCTCCCTGACGAGCTTGTACGCTTGCTCAAATAAACAAGAGCAGCCACAGGTAGTTTACACGGTTGAAAAGCTCTATATTCCTGCTGAATTACTCACTTTAAACTGCTCTGAGACTTCCCCCTACCTACCACAAGGGGGTGAGCTTATCACAGCTAGATCACTCTCCTATGCCTATGTAAAGGATAGAGGGTGTCTTAGGGCTCATATGAAGCTAGTAGAAGGCTTAAAGAATAAATATACACAGCCACAACCTTCCAGGGAGGAGACTCAAGATGTCGGAAAATGAAAAGCCCAGTAAACAGGATAAGCTACAAGTGATCTTGGATCATTGGGGTAAGATGGCTGTAGGGCTTGTGCTCACCTTGGGAGTGTATTCCTATCAAGGAGATAGACAAGCTATCCAGAACGATATGGCTGGATTATCAGCTCGTACAGGAGCTAGTGAGCGTAGCATTGGACGTTTGCAAGACCAGAAGGCTAGCAGGGAAGAGGTGAAAGAGCTACAAACTCAGTTCATTAGGGAAATGTCAGGCACAAGGCAAGATTTCAAAGATGGTATGCAGCTTCTTAGGAATGATATTGTTCAGAGGCTAGATTTGATTAAGCGATAATAAATAATAAGAAATATGTATGTTGAATATAACAAGAACAAAAATGCCCCGCTCCTTGGCTCGGAGACGGGGCTTTATTTTGTTTATTGCTTTGTGAGTTTAATGGTCTTCTTGTCTGATAGATTCTTTACTAGGGTGAACGCTTTCTCTAATGACTTAACAAAAACTTGAGCATCTTCCTTTGAAGTGAATGCTTGCCCTGCGATTGCATCATGCAAGATAAAGTCATTTGGTCTGCTTACCCAAGTAACAATCCATGTTTCAACACCTTCCAACTCAATTGGATTATTGTGGTCTGCTACAAATATGCTTTTAAGTTTATTTAACATTTTATTTACTCCGTCCGTTTATGTGCTGATTCAAAACTAACATTCTCTTTCTTAATGCTAGACTGCTGAGACGCATTGTTAGGCACAATGCTTGGAATATCATATTGCTGCATCACAGGTCTATATTCCAAAGGCGTTGGCTTGAGAGTATTACTATATAACCAAGCCAAGCCGTATAAAGTAAACAAGGCCACAAGGGATGCAATTAGAAGCTTTTTCATGTTATTCACCAAAGATGAAGTATTTCTGATTAGAATGTTTATCTGACATAAAGTAAGGAGTGCAGGGATCAAAAGACTGAGTAGCATCATTGAAGAACTCATACAGAATACCTTCCTCAACATAGCAAACTCCTGACCAGATATTACCATTATACTCAAACAACACAACAAACTGACCTTCTGTTGGTATACTATCTACTTGTTTCATTTTGTCTCTCCAGTAATTAAGTTTTATGAATCTTCAAACTCAGGACAGAGAATACTCTAGGAATCGAAGGCTGTCAACATTTATTTTAGGCAAAAGAAAGCCCACCATCTGGTGGGCTCTCGTCTACACAAGCCACTTAAGCTCAATAGCTTTCTCTAAGGCTTTGATGAGGTACTGTGCATGTTGCTTGTCTTGGATCAGTAGATAATCCATGCAGTCTGAGACCTTGATATAGTTACCTTATTTAATGATATAATTTGCAATTTCAAGGTATTCTTGTTTATCCATACTATTTGCAAATACAATCTTATCTACTTCAAAATTCTCATCTGTACGAACATCAAATGTTGTCTTAGTACTCATTCATCTTCTCCTTTACTTTTATTTTGTGTATCCAAACTACCACGTTTAATATTCCTTTGAGCCTTACGAGAATCACGCTTAGCTCGTTCATTCTTACGATACTCTTGAATCTCTTCAGCGTATTCATGATCTTTTTGTTTAGACATTTTAACTACTTGTTTCAAGGGGTGATCCTATTTAAAGATAAATTTATTTGCATATTCTTGAGGAGCAATACTCAACAGAGTAGTGGCTACATCCACTGCTGCATTATACGTCCCTCTATTGCTTGTGTAAAGACTTATTGTCTTGTTTAGACGAGACACAATATATTCTGTATTGCAGCGAAGATCATAAGTCTCTGTGTAAATATCAGATAGCTCAGCATCATATTCATCAAGATATTGTGCTGTCTCTTCGCTAGTCATGTGCTCAGAGAAGTCTGTGAACAGAGAATTACACACTATTCGGATAAGCTCGTTGTTAGATGTCATTTAATGCTATCCCAATCGAAATTAAGCTTAGACTTTAGCAGAGCAATCTCTTCTTGTAAAGCCTTCACTTCTGAAATGTGGTCTTCGTAAAGAATCCATTCACCATCTTCAATCATATCCATGGCACTTGAGTAAGGACCAATATCATAGCGTTGAATGCTCATGCTTCATATTCCTCTGTAATCTCTTTGATATTACCAACAATTCGATGATAACCGCCGGGCCTACCAAAGTCAATAAAAAAGTTATGACCTATGGCAAACAGATAGCCAGGCCTAACGTCCTCTGCCTTAACGGTTCGTGATGAGTTGTCATCAAGGTCCATAAATGTACGACCAACCCATGTCTCTACAAAATGCTGCATCTGTAGTCGGGGTGTCCATGAATCGCAAGCATCATCTACAGGAAATTGCCAAAGCTCTTGTAAGGTGCAGTTGGTACGTTTAACAAGATTCTTTACACTTTCATACTCATCAAAATTCTCTTTGCTGAAGTTGTCAATCAGCTTCTCAAGATTATCATGGAGATTATCAATTTCAAGCAATGTGCTTTCTGGAATATTACGCTGTTTACCAAGTTCTCGGCAGGCTGTCATTTACTAATACTCTGTTGTTTTACACTCATCATAATATCTTCATATTCTTTATCCAGCTTACCTTGAATATAAGCTGTCTCATACCAGTAGAAAGCTGATGCAATCTTAGGAAGGTTGTAGCTTCCATTTGACAAGCGACATGCTTTCACTTCATCAGGATTCATTCCTGTATAAGCTGCATATTTAAGCTCAAATTTATCGTGTCTAGTCATCATATCGGTTTGCCTCCGCATAATCATAAGCCTCTTCAGCTTGTTCTGAGGCAATAATATCCCAAAGCTCGGATGAAATCAAGGAGGAATATTTGTCTCCAAGCAGGCTTAATTCCATAGTTAATACAGGTCGCTTACAGTCAGGCTCAAAATCACAGTCTTCATAAGTGGCAGATGTCAACTCCCATTCAAGATATTGCTCTCCGTAGTAATCCTCTGGACAAGCAGCTTGGAGAGAATATGTTCCCTTTGTATTGACAAAATCTGTAACACGAGCTGTTACGTAGAAATCAACATCTTGGGGAGAGATGCTATCGAGCTGACCAGCAAAGCATAGTTCATATTCGTCGTTGATCATTTAGAACGCTCCAAAAGCATTGCATCTGCCATTTGATAAGCACAAGCTGCTACACTTGAGTTAATACTATCTTCATCCTCACGATAGTACCCATCTTCGAATGCTTTCCAAGCAACAGGAAGTGCTTTAGCTGCAAAGTAATCACGAAGGCTCATACCCAGAACTGCACCGAATTCGTTGCTATCGCTCGGGAATGCCGGTGCACTCATATCTTTATTACTCAGGCTCATTATTTAATCTCCAGAATTTCTTTCTCGACCAGTTTAAGAATATCTTGCAATTTACCAACAGCGCTACGCTTGCTTGTCTCAGACTTTACTTTTACGTCCATTGTATTTACATAATTCATGGCTGTCTTAACGCCATTGTACACGTCTGACAACAATACACCAGATGCTTGCTCATTCCTAAAGTGAAGATTATAGCCTGTCTGGATAAGAGATTCAATCCACTCTTTGTCCTTCACATAGATACTCTCAAGATATTCAAAGCTGCCTTTGAACGTCCCTCGTGTTTTCTGAAGGTCTGCTTTAGGCATGATATATTTACCAAAGGCTGTGACGTATTCCAAACCAGAATGTGTACTATTGGAGTACAGCTTCTTACCTTCAGTCTGAGAATAGCTCAAGCCTTCCTTAAACTCAAAGCTCAGTGATTTAAATTTAGCATGAAGCATTGAGGCTACAGCTCGTGAACGATCATACTCATAGAGAGGAACGTCAGCTTTTCCTGTCAAGAAGCCTGCAACAATATAAGGATTACCGCTGTCTTGACGGATATGGCTACGATCAATCAGCATAGGTTCTGAATAGGAAGTCTCTTCTTTGTAAACAGCTTTCCATTGAGATACAAACTTGCGATATTCAAATTCAGCTTCAAGAGATTCCCACTCTTGTTCTCCATCTTCATATTCTGTGCATTTAGACTTAAGCTCAGAGATAAAATCTTTGTAGGATTCAACAGACAGAAGATCGTCAGTAATCCCATCTCGTACTGGCTGATATCCAATCAGAACATTAGTCTTGAATATAGCACGAATGTTCTCTACGTCATTAACACTCACTTGATGACGGACATTATAGGAGTTGTAGCCTGTGTTACTTACTACTTCTCCGTCAATAAGGTATACACCACAAGGAAGTTCTACGATATTAACACCAAGATCATCAATGCTCACCACTTTCAATACTTGTGTTGCTGGAGCTAGGATAGTCATTTCTCAATACCTCTCATTTAATTTCGTTATTAGTTTCTGGTACTAGGCGCTTCTGAGCAACGTTGCCAATAATATAGCCGCTTACAATCAACCCCGTCAAATTCTCTACAATATTGGCAGGAATCTTACCATACCAAAGGAAGACAAACAATAGGAGTTGTACTGCAAGGCATAAAATAAATTTACGGGATGATAGCTTGTCTTTCATACTCCAAGCTCCTTAGCTGAATTACGAATAAGATCACCAAGAGATTTATTCACACTAACACATTCATTGTCAAGCAACAGCTCCCAATAATTATCACAAGGACGCTTGTGGAATAGGAAGCCTAGTAATTCTAGTTGTGCTTTGATAGACGAGGACCATGTAAGGGTCATTGTAAGATATCCACTAGGATATGTGCATCAATTTCTTGGTTTTTAATATAATCCATTGCGTCAGGTTTGTTACGAAAAGCCTGATGGTAATGCCCTGCATAAGATACTACAATGTAAACAGTCATTTCAATTCTCCAAAAGACATTCAGGTGTACCAAGCTTATATTCAATTTCTGCAATTGTAGCATGGTACTCATTGTCTCCGATATCATCTTCGTCGATAAGAGTAGTCCAAATTGCAATATGCTGCATCAAAGCTGTATTCCCCAAGCTCTTTGCGTATTTGCAATCGGAGATAGCGTCTTCTCTAGCTGTCTTATTCACCCTACCACCTCAACAAAGGTTCCTTTACGCAACTCTTTCTTACTCATAGAGAAATAGTGAGAATTGATTTTCTTGACTTCAATCGAAAACTGTCCACCGTCCATATAAGGAGTATCATCATAATATTGCAGCTCCCACATCAATCCATGAAACTTTGGATCAACCATCCCTTCAACAGCCGGCAAAAACTTGTATTTGTTCACGTTTTACTCCTCCAAAACCGTTTAAATTTCAAAAGCACTGTACCCCACAGGGAAAGAGATTGCAAGGTTTTTAGCTCTTGTTTTACGAGAGAAATACGATATTCGTAGTCATTGATTACGGCGACCTTGGCATCACGAATCTGCATATCAATAATAGTTTTTAGCTGCCTATCAAAAGCAAAGAAAATCTCTCCATGATCCTGTTCACCGTAATTCCAACAGAATCTCTGAATTGGGAGATGACCAACATCCACTTCCTTTGCAGAGAAAACGTCCTCAGAGTTTATTGCTCTGGCGAGTTGTCATTCATATGACACATAGGAATAGTGTTGCAATAGCTCATAACAAGTTTTTGTGTTGCTGTGTAAAGGATGACTTCTCTCATTTATTTAATACCAAGCTTAATTTGTAAAGCTTTGTAGGTGCGAAGGTCTTGTTCTTCCTGAACCTTCTTTCCTCGCAAGAAAATTGCAAGGGCAGCTTCTTGCCGGATCTTAGCTTCCTCGTCTGTTTCCAGCCTTTCGCTAATGATTCGAATGTTCCACTCGTCTTCGCTGTATTCTCTGTATAGGTCAATCTTTGCTTCGTTACCATACTCATCAGCCCAAATCTTAACTTGTTCATAGAGTTCAAGCATACTCATACCGTCAATATCCCACTTAATGTCACTGTGGTACTCTGAGATAATTTTATTTTTCATGTTAACTCTCCTGTCGATTTGTGTGATGTAGCCCCTTGAGACCAATCTTACCACCTCAGCCCTTCCTGTCAAGTATTTATTTTAGGCAAAAGAAAGCCCACCATTCGGTGGGCTGTGTGAGAGTATCAGTACATCTCGTACCAAGCATCAATCAAGCTAATGTCTGTTGTTCCTCCGTTAGTGGTGACAGCGTACTCCCAACCGCCAGGCACGGTGACAGTAAGACCTTCTTGGGCTCCTACGACCGTAGGCTGTATTGTACTGAAGCTAAACCATTGGGAAGAAGAGTTGAGACGAACAACCACCTGTGTGTATCGCGTAGTGGATGTGGTGGGCTTATGTCTTACGAATACGATCTGCTCTGAGGCATTACCATTCCTGTAGTAGACGTTGACAGCACGAGAGCCCTTCACCTCTCTCCAGATTCGTGGCACTTGTCCAAGGAATGTTGGTACTTGAGAAGCAGCTAGCTTTCCTGTAGAATCCAAGCTCGCAACACCACTGGCCGCGCCTTTCTGTGTGAGGGGTAGAAATGTACTGTCAGCATATGTCTTAGCTGCTGCTTGTGCAGCGGTGGCTTTAGTCTGAGAGCCCGTTGTTGTTTCCTTTGCATCCCAGCCCGAGATTTGAGTAGGAGACAACCACTTACGGCTAGCTGTCTCAGTAACCATGTCGGCTGTATAGTCAGCAGTCTTAGCCACAACTGGCCCATATCTACCATTAAAGGAGCTTACCACATTTGCGCTAGAACTGGCATCCCACTTATTTATCTGATCTGAGGTTACAAATCTTTTATCCGTGGTCTCAGAGATTTGGTTTGAGCTGTAGTCCCCAGTCTGAGGTCCAATATTTCCTGTACGACCATTGAAAGATGCAACCCCAATACCAAGGGCATTACCAAGCTTTGACCAATTAGAATCAATGGCTGGGTCTGAGTTTGCATCCAAACCATATGCATCCCCTGTGCTACTCTCGTAAGCAATTGTTAAATCAGCATAACTTGAAAGGGCTAGGCGTGCTGCCCTATTAGCCACATTAACCTTACGTCCGACAGGGGACTCTGGAAGCTGCTCATACGGCACTTTACCAGAAACAAGGGATGCTTTATTCAACAAAGAAGATTCTGCTGATGCAAGTCTAGCATCTTGTGTAACATCTTTAGCTTGTAGTTCTGCAATTTGTGGAGAGAAATCAGTTCCACCTCCATCGCCAGGTGGCTCAAGAAGCCCCTCTAACACTCCAGTAGTAGCAAGACCAAAGCCACCCACCCTAGCAATATATTCTGCTAGCTGATGTTTATTAACACTCATATTATTGTTTTATCCTTTTGATTATAGATGTGTTCAATAGTCAGTATATCATTACTTACTGTACTCTGTAAATAGAAGTGTTACAAAAGGAAATGGTTTGTATAGGAATCTTGCTGTATGTCTATTGCGTCGCAATGAATAGTGTATATTATGTGCATTGCACATGAACAACCAATCGTCCTTACGGACAACACAGAACATAAGGCTGTACGCTGTACAGATAAAAATCAAACACAAATCAAGAAATCTCTTGACGTTGCTTTTGATCTGTCTTATAAGAAGTAATTACTTTCTGTGTGGACACACAGAATATAGATCAAGATCACAAGCAACAGCTTGGATTTGTATTGGCTGTATTTTATTTTATGGCATTCCGTCAGGAATGGATACATTGACTCTGGTATCCGAAGGTGCGTCCCGTACCAAGGATATATAATATGGATGTCGTGGACTGGTACAGAGCTTTTGTACCAAGATTTGTGCTAATTTCAATAGCTCTGCTTGACATTCTGGTACATATGCTTGTACACTGAACATCGTTCAGAATAGTACATTTAAGGAGAACAATTCTCATGCAAGACAGAATTCAGAAAGTAAAAGATTTACGCACACAAGGTTATAGTCGTGCTAAGATTGTCAGCATTACAGGGTATCCTGATCGTTTTGTGAGGGCTCACATGAAAGACGTAGAGAAGACAGGTAAGCCTCTTGTTTCAGCATTTGACAAGAGTGTAGCTGATGTGTTTCCTTTGTGCATCAGGCAACAAGGGTGCAAGGAGTGGGAAATGCGGGAGATTCTTCATAAGCACTATGGTGTAGTTTGGAATACGTCTAAAGGCGTGTATGAATCTAGCTTCAATGCAAATACTCGTCAGCGTGTACGTGATCGTTGTAAGGAGCTAACTGAGGATGGTCAAGTGGCTGTGTTCATTCCTGATTGGGTGGATATTGCAAACCCTACAGCGAGTCGAGTTGGTATCGAGTCATTAGCACTCAGCTTGCAAGAGTATATCGAAAATTCTGTGGAGGAATTTATGAACAGTTTTGGCGCTCCGTTTGGAAGCACAGAGCGAGTGAAACAGGCATATGCAGCCCGTGAACATATCTTGAAGGTAGCAATCAGAGGGTATAGCTCAGAGCCTGTGGAATCTCTTCTTGAGAATACTAGGAACGCAACGGACACTATTGAGTACGGACTGTGTGACCTACCTATTCCTAAGTTTGACAAAGGATATGAATCTCAGTCATTCCACCCTGAGCCTACAGATGATGGAGTGTTCCTTGATTTTGTTGAGAGTCAAGGATGGGTAAAATGAAATATAGTGAATACCTTACTGAATATAAAAGAAGTGCGGTAACAAAACTTGAGGCATACATCTTTGGATTTGATGATCTAAGTAAAGGGTGGAAGAAAAGATATTCTGATTTTGAGATTACAGATGAAATGCTTGAAATACTTAGTAGTCACTCAGGGAAACCAAGCAAGCAGCAAAGACGCGTAAGAAAGAAAATGATTGATAAAGAGCAAAAGACAGCACAATATCAAGTGACAAATAATCAGTACCTATATTTGATGAAGAATCCATCTGGTATGCTTAAAATTGGCATCAGTAAAGATCCGATGAATAGGGCTAAGACTCTTTCGAACGCTGCGGGTGTTCTAGTAGTTGTTATTGCCTTTTGGGAACTTGACAAAAACTCGCGAACAGTTGAGAATTTCTTACATAAAAGGTTTTCAGATGGCAGGTTAGAAGGTGAGTGGTTTAAGCCGGATTGGTTTGACTATCTTGAAATTGAAGAAAAGATGCAAGAGATTCAGTGCGGCTTCACTAGAACATATTTGGCGGATGAAGCTAAGATTTTTAGGTTTATTCCGTCGTACCCTTGGACAAAATAAATCACAAGCCCCTTGACGGGGCTTTTCTTTTGCCTTAAAATCAGCTCATCAAACAGGCCAGAGCACCAACAGATGGACACAAGATCAGAAATATTCAGCAGAATGTCTGATGCATACACTAATAAAGAAAATAGAATATTCAACGATGCCTTAAACTTTCACCTGGGGTTAACACAAGATTTATCCGCTGCTGCGTTAATTTGCATGAAAGATAGAATTAGTGTTGAGATTTGGCCAAAGGATCATAAGAAACTTTATTTAGATAATCGACTAATTTGTGAAATTTATCCTTTGACAATTGAAATGCATGAGAATACACTGACGACTAATTTCAAGTACAGGATTTATCCTAAATGAATATATTCTCCACAAACATTTGCCCTATCCAGTCAGCTAAAGACCACTGTATGGTTCACCTCAGGAAAATGGTGGTGGAGGCGCTACAAATTTTGAGTACAGCACATTTTGTTCTGGACGGTGTTAAAGTGGGATATAAACCTACGCATCGTAATCATCCGAGTTGCATTTGGACCCGTAACACATCCGCTAACTATCAGTGGTTGTATGCTCACTACAAGGCTTTATGTGAGGAATATACGTTCCGTACAGGAAAGATTCACAAGAGCAGTGAGTGGATGGGAGTGATGGCTGTACAGCCTAAGAATATTCCTATCGGAAGCCTTGATCCTTTTGCTATGCCAATGCCTGAGAGCTATCAGTGTCTTGGATTGTTTGACCAGACTAAAGCATTCCAGGCTTATCTTAACGATAAATTCTCAGAATGGGCTTGCAGAGAGAAGCCAATTGAGGTATCTTGGGGCTCTAAATGTGAACGCCCGGAGTGGGTTAAATGACTGACCAAGAACGAATCGACAAGCTAACTAAGACTTTACAAAAGATTTCCTTGGAGCTTATTGCTGCTGGTAATACAGAGCCTCAAAGATGGCACAGCAGTAATGAAAAGAGTTCTTTTCCTATTTTAAAACGTATGGGTGAAGAAGGTATGTTAGCAATTGCTGAAGTTATGTTTTAATGAACGAATACGATGAAGACGTTGTTGGTATTGTACAAGAGCGATTCCTTGATGGTGATCGTGGTAGTTATTTTGAAGGAGTTATCCTAGCTCCAACAATTATCAAAGAGAAAGTACGTCACGGAACAAAGCTCTATTCTGAAGAGTATGTACGTTATTTGAAATTACAGATTCTCAGTCTTGAGCAGCAAATTGATGAAATGTATATGGAAGAGCGTGTACGAGGAGAAAATGATGACTAAAATTATGAGCGTAGTGTTTACATTTTTGTTGGGGATCATAGCCACTCTATCCTTAATATCAATTGCAACACCAGACGAAGCAATGCCTGGAACCTCATGGCGTAAACTAGATATTTGTGAAAAGAGCTTGCCACGGGATCAGAAATGCATTATTGTGGCTATACCAAACGTAGAGCAGAAAGCTCTTAATGAAATTAAAGGGGAAATGAAATGAGTTCTAAATATAAAATTACAAGCCTACCAAAAGAAGATGAAACACGAGTAGACCTCTATGGTGCCTCGGTGGGAGATATGCTACACTTCGCACGCTTAGATAGCGAAGATATGGTATGGATTAAAGGATCTGATGTTTTTCGTGAAGGTGGATATTCTAACCTTGGAAGAGTCTGTGTAGCGTGTTCAATGGATGATTTTTAAAATATGTTGAGGAAGTGAAATGACCTATTCCACACGATTTATCCTACTGTTTAGTGTGCTTGTTGTGCTAGCAGTATGTCTACCTAAGAAAGATGCTAGCGCGTCTCCAGAGCATGAGAACCCTAGTAAACAATACGATTGTCTCATTGATTATGAGCTAGGTAAGAGTAATATGCTAGGCTATCAGCGTGGGATTCCACTTCCCATGATGCTAGAGAAATTTGGTGATACAGATCAGAATATTTCTCAGATTCGTGAGGCGTACACATGGCCTAAAATGAGTCTTGAAAATAATCAGGATACAATGATTGAAAAGTTTGCTGTAGAGATGTACAATCGCTGTATCGCACAGCAACCAAAAATGAGCACAAAGCATGAGCCAGCTAAATCAGATGCAGAGCCAAGTAAGCCATTCTGGAAATTCTGAAAGCGTCATTAACAATGACCATCCGTACAGAGAAAGCTTCCAAGAATGGTACAATGAAGAATATGCTTTCTTCCTAAGACGCAAACGTCAGCATTATGACCTTGTAATTATGGAAGATGGGGAGTATAAATGGGATACGCCAAAGAATGCTTATCGTATTTGGGTGGCGTGTGCAAAGGCTATGGAATTTGCTAAGAAGGCTTAATAATTCAAAAGGAGAGTCTTGTGGGCTATGAACGTAAGAAATTTAGTAAGCAAGGGGAAGATGAGTGAGCAATAAATATGGGATTGATACATCCCATGAGCACAAAACCGGCTGTCCAAGGTGCATCAGGAATGGTCAAGATAAGTCTAAGAATAACCTCCACGTCTACGGAGAAGGCAAGGGAGCATTCTGCTGGGCCTGCGAGTGGACTTTGCCTAGTGATGATTGGCTTGAAGAACATGGCGAGATTAAAGATGATGAAGAGGAGTTTGATTATATGGGTGCTGAGTTTAACCAAGAGATTCATGACAAACTAAAAGAAACCACCTCTGTAGATCCTAAAGGCTGGAGAGGTCTTCGACGTGATACATGCGCTTATTTTGGTGTCCGACATTCGTTTAATACCGAAACTGGTGAAGTTGAGAAACAATATTATCCAACTACTCAAAATTATGAGTTGACAGGGTATAAATTTCGTTCAGTACCTAAGGACTTTGGAGCTATTGGCGCTACTGGGAAGCAGTGCGAATTGTTTGGGCAGTTCCGTTTTAAGGAGGCAAAAGGTAAATATGTTCTTGTTGTAGCTGGTGAAATTGATTGCCTAAGCGCATACCAACTCTTGGCCGACTACCAGAAAGGTAAAGGCTATGAGCCTATCCCGGTAGTTTCCAGCACTATTGGTGAGTCTGGCAGTAGCAAACAAATTCAACAACAATATGCCTTTCTAGACCAATATGAACGTATCCACATTTGTTATGATAATGATAAGGCAGGCAAGGACGCTGCTGAGAAAGTGGCTAAAGTGCTGCCTAAAGGAAAGGCTTATATTGTTAATTTGAGTTTGAAAGATTGCAATGAATACTTAGTGGCGGGGAAACAGAAAGAATTTATTAAAGCTTTCTATGATGCCAAAGGTTATACACCAAATGGTATCGTTGGCAGCGGTGAGCTGTATCAGAAAATTCTAGATGAAGTGGAAGCTGATAAAATTCCTTTTCCGCCTTTCATGAAAAAACTCAATGAGATGACCGCTGGCGGCCTGAGCCTAGGAAAACTGTGTAATATCGGGGCAGCAACTGGTCTAGGTAAGACTGTGTACGTTGATTCTATTATTTATCATCTTATTTTTAATAGTCCATACCGTGTTGGCGTCGTGAGCATGGAACTTAACAGCGGTCAATATGGCTTATCTATGTTATCACGCCACGTTGGACGAAAGATCGCAAATATTCAAGATAAGGAAGAGCGTAGTAATTACCTTAAAAGTGAGTATGTACAACAAAAACAAAAAGAGTTGTTCTTTAAAGAAGACGGCTCACATCGTTGGCACTTGGTTGATGATCGTGATGGTTCTATTGATGACATGAAGTCCCTTGTTGAACAACTTGTGATTAGCTGTGAGTGCAAAGTAATTGTACTAGATCCATTGCAGGATATCTTGGATGGTATGAGTAATGAAGACCAGGCGTTGTTTCTTAAATGGCAGAAAGGCTTGATCAAAAGTCATAACATGAGCTTCATCAACATCAATCATGTCAGGAAAAGTGGTAATTCTTCCCAGTCCAGCTCCAATGGCGGAATGATTACAGAAGAAGATTTTGCTGGCAGCTCTACAATCATGAAATCCGCCGCACTGAATATTCTTCTAGTCAGAGACAAGATGAATGAAGATCCAGTAATCCGCAATACAACCCGTGCCTTCCTGAGTAAAAATCGGGATAATGGCATTACAGGTCCAGCAGGATCGTACTACTACAATAATGAAACACATCAACTACAGGACTTTGATGAGTGGTTGGAGCAAAATCCACAGGAGTTTTAAATGGCAATAAAATATTTACAAATTGGTCAAATTCTCGAAAATAAGGATGGAGAAAAATATGTAATTGAAGGCCTTGAGAACTGTAAATCAGTAAAAATCCGATTCCTCTCAAATAGCTCAGTTAAATATATAACTGCTCATTCTGCATATCGAGGAATAGTCCTTATTGGAGAGAAGTACTTAGACAAGAGTGGGGAAGAAATCACTGTAATTTCTAAAAAGAATCAGGAGAATATTACTGTACAGTGGGATGATGGTGAAACTCGTACTTTGGGCGCATACAGAATTGAAAATAGATTAGTAATCCGGACTAATGATAATAAAAATATTAATCCAACCGTTAAGGTTGGGCAGAAATACATTAATAAGCAGGGATCTGAGATTAATGTTTTGGAGTATAAAAACTCAGCTAGAATTTTGGTAGAGATAGGTAAAACAAAATACCAGAAGTATGTGACATCTGGCAATTTAATATCTCTCAATGTGCATGATAAGTATGCCCCTTCAGTTGCAGGGAAGGGTATTTTTGGTGATGCTGTTGTAGATGTAAAATCTCAAGTTTATACTTCTTGGGCGGGGATGCTAAAACGGTGTTATAATTTTTATGAATATAATCCCAGAGCAAAGATTAATTATGAGAGCTGTGAGGTTCATGAGGATTTCTTATACTTACCGAATTATATGGAGTGGTATGATAAGCAAATTGTTCATCCAAAGTGGCAACTTGACAAGGATCTTCTAGTTCCAGGTAATAAAGTATATGGCCCAGACAAATGCATATTTTTACCAAGAGCTTTGAACACATTCCTTACATTAAGGGGAAACGAACGTGGCCCCTATCCTCTAGGAGTAACAATTCACGAGAAGACAGGTCACTATGAGGCAGCTTGTAATCGGGACGGGAAACGGATATACTTAGGCGTGTATAAAACACCTGAAGATGCATTCGAAGCCTATAAGGCCGAGAAAGAGGCCTATGCCAAAGACCTTGCAGAGCGTTGGAAAGAACAGATTGATCCACGCGCCTACCAAGCACTCATGGAGTATCAAGTAAACATTACAGACTAGGGAGAAATAGATGGAGATTCATCAAGCCAACTCATATGCATATGAAATAGAACATTTTGGTAAACCACTGGATTTTAGCAGTGGAATTGCAGGTGAGTGCTTTAAGAATGTAAAACAATTCTGCAAAGAATATATTAAAGCTGGGCGAGATGTCAGCGTATCACTTGTTATCGGCATGAGGACTTGGGACAGTGGTGAAGCCACTATGTGCTATCATTATCTTGTAAAGGACAATGAGACTGGTGGATATTCTGACCCACAGTATCGTCGGTATACTTTCATTGAGCTACATAACTGGTCTCTTGAAGACTATGAAAAAGAATGTGATAAATTTGAACTAGAAAACAATTATCATCCAGCTCAAGAATTCTTCAATTGGTACTTGTATAGTGGATATAATAAGGTGATTGAAAATTCTATTAAGCTTATCAAGAGTCTATCTCCCTTTCGAGTAAAATTATCAGATAAGGCTATTGAAACTTACCTGAAAGGGGGGGGGGGGTATGATGATTGTCAGCCAAAATTTGGCAAAAGAATTATTCAGAAGTTACAAATTGACTGACTAGGAGTAACAAATGCTAGGCGAAAATGAGATTATTCTCGATATTGAGGCAGATGGGTTTATTTTTGAATCCACAAAGATCTGGACCGTCTGTGCGACTAACATCCAAAGTGGTGAAAAGATCAAAGTAAATCCATTTAAAGATAAATCTGCTAAAGATCAGCTAATCTCATTCATCTTTAAAAAGCCTAGTCCAACTATTGGATTCCACTTTGGTCTCGGGTATGACATGTTTGTTCTTCAAAACTTGTTGGATATTAATTTCACAGTTGGCAAAGATACAATTGAAGGTCAGCCAGTTCAGTTTGTAGATACGCTCTATTTAAGCATGTTTCTTAATCCAGACCGTGTTGGGCACAGCGTTGAGGCTTTCGGTGAAACTCTTGGCCTTCCTAAGATTGATTGGCGTGGCAGAGCCATTGAACTTGGATTGATTGAGAAAGATAGTCCAAAAGGCCAAGAGTTTATGCAGTGGCATCCAGAAATGGATATTTACTGCGAGCGAGACGTTGATGTTAACGTAATGCTCTATGAGTATCTCAAGAAGGAATGGCGAGATGTTTATGGAAAAGATTTTAGTATTACAGATGCATTTAAGTGCGGACAGAAGTCATTCTACCTAATGTCTTGTCAAGAACTCACTGGATTTAAATTTGATGTTGAGGGCGGTTTAAAACTTAAAGATCGGATCGGCATCATGATGGAAGAAATCAGGGCAGAGGTAGAGCCTAAACTTCCACCAAGGGCTTTAAAGAAGTCTGAGGAAAAGTATTATAGCATGCCCGCCAAGCCTTGGAAAAAGTCGGGGGAGTTCTCATCATCATGGGAAAAGTTTATTGAGAAGCACAATGGTGTTCTTGATGAAAGTACTGGATTATGGGAACTCTATGGCGAGAAGTATCCCGTGGTTGCTGGTGCTATGCTGAACATTAAATTACCAATGGAGATGGCTAACCAAGACCAGATGAAAGATTGGTTCTTGGAAAATAACTGGTCGCCAACCCTCTGGAATTTCCAACGAGGGCCAGATGGGAAGCCAATGCGTGATCCCAAGACTCGACAATTGATTCAAACAAGCCCAAAGATTCAAGAACAAGGTAAGATTTGTCCTAACCTGATGAAGCTGGAAGGCGATATTGTTAAACAAGTTGTAAAGTGGTTGAGCCTCCGTAATCGACAATCTGTCTTGGAAGGTTGGCTCACAAATGATCGTCTTCAAATGGATGGGCGTATTGGCGCCGGACGGAGCGGTATTGCGGCAACACACAGGCAGAAGCATAAAACCTGCGTGAACGTCCCCAAGGCGTCTGAGAAGGTTTTGCTTGGTAAAGAGTTCCGTTCTTTGTGGATTGCAGAAGATGAGATGCTTATTGCTGCTGGGGATGCTGCTGCACTAGAGGGACGGGTCCAGGGCCACTATTGTTTTAAATATGATGATGGTGCGACTGCTGAAGAATTGTTAAAAGGTGACGTTCACTCAAAGAATGCTTTTGCTTTCTTTGGGCATGAAAATGATCTTCAGCAGTTTGATTTCCATAGTCCAGACTTCAACAAGGAACATCCAAAATTTAAACCATATCGGGATAAAAGTAAGAACGGATATTATGCTTGTATGTATGGTTGTGCAGGCGCTAAACTTGCTTCCACTCTTGGCCTACCAGTCAAGATGGGGAATGAGAAGCTGGAGGCATTCTGGGAGGCAAACCCCGCAACCAAGGCACTGAAGGAGAATTTGGAGAAGTATTGGGAGACAACCGGTAGGAGTAAATACCTGCCTGCTATTGACGGGCGTATGCTTTGCACTCGAAAGAAGTCTGCACTATTGAATACAATCTTCCAGAGTTGTGGGGGCATCTCAATGGACTATGCACTATGTTTTATGGACGCATGGTTGGGAGGATTAAAGTGGAAAGACCGTAAACCTTACTATGTGTATAAAGGTTTTGTGGTAAAACGTGTTGCCTACATGCATGATGAGGTAGAATTTGAGTGCGAGGAATCTATTGCAGAAGAAATCTCGCAGATGATCGAAAAAGCTATTGAAAAGGCTGGACAATATCTCAAGCTTAAAGTACCATTAGCAGGTGAAGGGAAGGTAGGGAAATCTTGGTGTGAAGTTCACTAAAATAACCCCTTGACACCTTTTCCACCACAGACTACAATCCATCCCGAGAACATATATTAACAGGAGAATAAAATGGGTTACTACACAAACTTTGATATTTCCAATAATCCAGAGACAGTACAACAGGCTATTGAAGATTTGTCTCAATATTCATTTTACAATGGGCGCACTGATCAGGTAAAATGGTATTCTTGGAAAGAACATTGCATCCGAGTATCAAAAGACTTCCCCAATATTGTGATTAATATCGAGGGAGAGGGTGAAGAATCGGGAGACCATTGGAAAGCTTATATCAAGAATGGTAAGATTCAAATCAGCAAGGCTGTGGTTACATTTGAAGAATTTGACGAAGGGAAGTTGAAATGAAATCTAAACAAACACCATTCCCAAAGATTAACTTATCCCTTAAAGACTTCCATCATGAGGTGCCAGATAATCAAAACTTCGAACTAGTGATAGAGTTTAAACATAAAGATAGTAAACGAGAGTTCTTGAATCCTATAGCTAGCTTTGGTATTGCTCAAGGATTGTTTAAAGCTAGTACACGTAATTCTGAATATAACTACTGCTATCCAATCAAACAGATTCGGCAAGCATATTTGATTAGCATTTAAGGAGAAATAAATAATGTCAAACGTAAATAAAAGCACTACCGTACAATTTCCAATCTTGGCTATCATGTTCCTCATCTTTATGACACTAAAACTTTGTGGTGTTATTGCTTGGAGCTGGGTGTGGGTAGCCGCACCAATTTGGATTCCTATTGTAATTGTACTTACTATCTTAGCTGTGGCTGGAACAGTGTTGCTGTTGAAGAAGTAAATAAGGAGAAACAAATGTTGAAATTTCTAGGTGGTTGTGTTCTACTAGCAATTAGTACTATTCTTGGTGCTTACGCTGTATCTAGTCTGTGGTTGTGGTTTATTGTTCCACTTGGCATTAAAGCTATTGGATTGGTTCACGCTTACGGCTTGAGTGTTATTGTCCACTATATGACGATGGAAATGCCTGACCATGAGAAGTTAGCCAAGGAGTCTTTTGCTAGTCGTGTAGGGTTTCGTATTCTACTGACATTGACGGCACTTGGTCTTGGGTATGTAACACACATCTTTATGTAAATAATCCTTGCACATAAGATGTAAAAGAGCTATAATATATGTCCTAGACTAATTTTCTGTAAGGGAATATGCATTAAGGCTAGGGCAATGTAGAAGCTGCACCACTGAAGAAATAAACGTCAATCATGACAAAACTATATAAACTGCAAAAGAGGATGTAAATAATGACCACTGATTTTGAATTCGACTTCGGCATTGAAACCCGTAAACCGTCCAACGCAAACAGCGATACCCCTAAGATTGATTATGACGCTCGCCGGGAGTATATGGTAGCCAACTGTGGTACTGCTGATAAAGCGGAGTCTACGATTGCAATTATCTCTGGTATTGCCGACCTTGGTTTGCAATCTCAGTTGGACGCAAAAATGGAGTGGAAGGGAACTCCAGAAGAGAAACAAGCTATTATTGATAAAGCAGACGGCCAATATTTCCAGACGCTAGATAATGGTAAGGGACAAATGGTAGAGTTCAAACGTTGGAAGGTGGCACCACAACGAGCTTATGCTGTCTTTGTAGATGTTCCAAGTATTATGCTAGATCAGGGTCAATTCTTTGGTGATACGAGTGGTACAAAGCACCCCCTACGCCTTCTGTTGAACAATGACAATTGGGATAAAGAAGTAAGCAAGATTCTTGTTAATAAACGCGGCTACACCATTAAAGAAAAGAATCTTCCAGTTAAGATTGGTGGTGTAGAGAAGAATGCGTGGGGTATGGCAAAGAACCACACTTTCCATAAGCTGGCAGAAGCTGTTGGTGTACTGAATGAGGACGGTTTGTTTAAGCCAGCACAGGATATGCACCGTTTGATCGGCAAGCCAATCCTGATTGAATATCAGGTACACGAGACTACCAGTAAAGGCAAGAAGTACTTGAATGAGAAAACTTCCTTGGTCGGTCAGGTGCCTGGGATGATGAAATCCATGATTCCTGAACTGGATCGTAAGTACTTGTTTGCCACCAAGTTTAAAGGCACACAGAATCCAGAAGTACTTAAGATGTTGCGTCACACAGTGATTGAAACAATGAAGCTTGCAACAGATTTTGAAGGCAGTGATATCCAGAAAGCTCTAATTGAACTTGGTCGTGTTAAAGCCTCCGACTCTAGCCAGAATCAATCGGAACAGGTTATTCATCGGACTACAGCACCACAGGGGCCACGTAAAGCTGAACCTAGCCCTACCCCACAGGGTACAGACTTTGACAGTTTTGATGATGATATTCCTTTCGCTCCGATTGGTTTGCAAGAAGGTCGTATGTTCTTGCACATGATCTGATAAGCTAAGACTAAAGAGCCTTCTTATTGAGGGCTCTTCCTAGAATTAAAGGAGAGAAGAATGATCTTTGATAAGACAGTGGTGGTATTTGTACGAGATGAATCTAAGGATATTACCTTTCTAGAGAGTGCCACCTTTGGTCCATTTAATAGGAATTATAAAACAGCTAATGCTTTTATTACAGAACTTAAGAGTTTGTATAAGAAGCATGGTAGTGATAAATTCTATATTATGAATGTAGTGATTGAATAATGTCCACTCCTGTTTACGAAACTCCAGAACAAAGAATTGCTATTCTTCAGAAGACAGTGGAATATTACGAAGGATTGCTTGACTATCTGGATGACATGATTCCAAATATTAATGATGTTATTTCTGAATATAATGGAGATGAAAGTGTATGACCAAGGTATATGATCTAACAAGCATTATTTCTACAATTGAAAGTAAAGATAAGGCAAATATAGAACGTCTTCTTTTACGTTTTGATATCGAATACACAGATGATAGGTCCAAAGTTAAGCATTATACAATCAACTATGATTGTAATACAGACAATGAAGTTAACATTGAACATGCGCTCGCCTTGATTAGTAATGCTTGCTGGTTTACTTTCTGTTGTAAATTAGCAGATGCAAAACATAAAGGTGTAGAGCCAGGTTGTTTGTTGAAAGAGGGCAACCCCGGAGAGAATACTTCTGCCAAACTCAAAATAGGTAAAGTCTTTGTCTCTGGTCCTATGACTCTTAATTCTAAAGAAAGTCTTGTTCCGTCAAGTATTGAAGTATATGCTTTCGGTTATCCAGGGTCTGTACATGGAGAGATTAACTTTGGTATTGAACTGTATGACTAAGCCTATATCCTACAGCCTAACACGAGAAGATATCTCTCTTATCTTTGATCGTTGGCAAGTTAAAGACTCTGCTGATCCAGATAAGCAAGTGAGTATTGAAGAAAGCATGTTGTATGCTGAGAATGCTACAGATGAGTTTATTCGTATTATGAAAGAGATTAAGAAGATGAAGCCTGTATTTAATTTTAAAGGAGATGAATGATGACTCACAACGTATTGCAAGGTGAACTGTTCGATAAACCAAAACCACAGGAAGCTAAAGATCTTTTCCGCCGTGGTCGTATTCTTCACAATGAGATTCTTGTCCTTAAGGAAGACTTGCGTACTCTTGCTGATGAGTTTACATATGACAAAGACTTGAATAAACTTGGTTTGACCAAGAAGATTGTCAAGTCTACACTGAAAGCGGCGGAGGTAGATGCAGGCAATTCATTTGAGAAGTTGGTAGATAAGCGAATGGAGCAAGAAGAGTTTGAGGAATACTTCAAAGAGATTAGTGGTTATGATGATTAAAGAGTAAACTATTGTGGTAGCCCTCTCTGTTTAAGGGAGGGCATTTTTGTTTGAGGAGAGAATGTTATGGAAAAGAAAAATCTTGTCTATATTGTGGTAGACGCAGACGGCAATAAACGAGCTAACTACTCTACCGGTACAAGCATCTATTCACGAAAAGCTAACGCTATTGCACGTTTAGGTCATTATAGAAGCAAGAAAGTTGTAGAGTTTGAGCTTGTACCGACGGGTGAGGAGTGGACAGAGTGACAACACCAACACACGCTGTACTTGACCTTGATATGTATAAATACTCCGCATCCTATGTTGGAGAGAAACGTACTATTGAGGTGACACATAAGACAGAAGGATGGTCTAAACCTTATAAGAGTCGTACTGAATTCTGGGGGCACTGGAAGAAGAAAGCCGGAGGGGATCTTGCTGAGATGAACAAGGATCGTACATCAATTTGGCTACCAGATGAATTTGATATTCAAGATATCCAAACACCAGAACCTATTGCTAACATCCTTCATTCAGCCAAGCTTATGGTCGAAGGTGATCTGCATGTAACAGGATCAAAGAGTTATGAAGCCTATCTTGGGGAGGGAGACAGCTTCCGTGTAGGCGTAAGTACGCTTCTTAAGTATAAGGATCGAGACTACTCTATGCGTCCTCTTGCATTGGATGCTGTAACTGAATACCTGAGAACTAAATTTAAGGCAGAGGTCGTTAGAGACATTGAGGCGGATGATTTCTGTGTAATCGCCGCATTTAAACAGCCTGATAAATTCGTAATTGGCGAAGATAAAGACTACTGGGGCTGTCCTGTAAACTATTATGATGTTAACCGAAGAGAGCGAGGTATCGTAAACTGTAACAAGCTTGGACATCTATTCCTAGATAATAAGAGAGATGTACGTGGGGAAGGTCGTATTCATATGTATTATCAGATCTTATCTGAAGACACGGTAGATAACTACAAGGCTAACTGCTTCTCTGATGTTCCTTGGGCTTCCAAGAGTGCATACAATGCCCTAAAGGACTGCAAGACAGACAAAGAATGCTTCCAAGTGATGGTGGATTGCTTCAAGGTGCTGTACCCTGATGAGCATAAGACTGTAAAAGGCTGGAGAGGTAATAATATTGCAATTGACTGGTACTATGTGATGCAGGAAATGTTCCATATGGCACATATGAAGAGAACGGAAACTGAACCATTGATTATTTTGAGTGATGTGCTAGACAAACTAGGAGTTGATTATAAATGAAAAAGATGTACATTGCTGTTCTAGATGAAGTACCTGATTTTATGGTTCCAACTCTTGTAGCTCATTCCGTACTAGGCGCCCATCTTGCATTCACGAATTCAGAGGCCTATGATGATTGGCTTACTAATTCTTTTAAGAAGGTGGTATTGAGAGTGGGTCGTAAAGAATTTGATAAGATTGCCAGTCGTCATTACTGCTATAAGGGGCATGAGAATACGACGCTTAATGGCGAGAAAAGCTGTTTGGTTATAGTACCTATGGAACCTTATGAAGTGCCTCCTGTACTCAGTTTTGCTAAGATGTGGAAACCAAAGGAGGCTCAGTGACAGATAAAATTGTATGGGGACCAAATACCCCGTGGAAAAATTCAACAGCTTGGTTCACGTATTTACGCGGGTGTTTACGCAAAGCATGGTCACGACATCCCACAAGGATTGCTGTAGTTAACAAGAATCGTAAGCAAATTGACAACCCTGGTAAGGGCTATAAGAAGACGGTGTGGGGGTTTGAATGCTGCCTTTGTCATAGGGAATACACAATCAAAGAGGCTCAAGTGGACCATATCGTTCCTGCTGGCTCTTTACAGAAGACCTCAGATATTCAAGGGTTTGTAGAACGCCTCCTGTACGTCACCGAGGATGACCTGAGGCTTGTGTGCAAAGGATGTAACTCTGCACTTGCATATCATGACAAACAAGGTGTATCCTTCGAGCTAGCTGTAGCTACAAAGAAAGCAATCCAAATGGAAAAGGACAAAACAATCCTTGCATTCCTGCAAGAACAGGCTATACTCCCTGAGAAAAGTGCAAAGGCTCGTAGGCAACAAGTGGTGGATGTTCTAATCAAACAGGAGAAATTAAATGGCTAAAGTTAGATCTAATATTACGCTCGGTGATGTTCTTGAAGGAGAAACTTATGAGGTTGATCAATTCAACTCAGAAGGTGCAACTATTGTAGATTCAGCAGATGAATACTTCCAATTGTTCGATGGTGAATATGAGGTAATTGAAGAATGAACGAACAAGTGCTGAAACAAATCCTAGATAAAATTAGCCATATTGAGCAACGACTCTCTATTATAGAAAGAAATGTTAAAGCTGATGATCAAGACTGGCGGACAGTGAAAGACTGTAAAAGTCGTTTTGATGGAAAGCATGGTAGTGGCTATCAAGAAGCTATAGTAGATGCTTATTCAGAGAAATATCCTCATCCTTTAACAACACCAAAGGAACGATAACACATGCACCCCTACAATAAGCTTTATCACCCAACACAACACTATATCACTCTATTTGATCCTTATTGGAGCGGAACAGTGGCGCTATTCATCCAGACTTGTCTAGTCTTCCAATGGACCATCTAAGCTAAAATGAAAGCTGAAACAGCTAGTACAATTATCTCTTTAATCTCCCTTGTTGACATCCGGCGAGGGAAGGAATATTCTGTACTTGGCAACTACGGAGCTAATCACATCACCATCCTAGATGATAATATGTGTGAGAGATTGTTAGCTCATTATGAATATGTTAATGCAGAGAAAAGAGAGGATAGGGATGAAAGTTAAATGTCTTGTTAAAGGCGAGGAACCTTTCTTGGTATATGGTAAAGTATATGATGTACTTACTGGATATCCTGAGGGGAGGGTGTTTGTTCTAGATACTGAAGAATTAACCAATGAACTCCATCCTGGTGAATATGAGATCGTAGATCATGAAGATTAAGAGCCTTATTACAGAGCAGGATGTTGTTGAGGGAAACACTTATATTGTGAGTACAAAGTTCGAAGGTGCTTATGGTAATTCCACAGGACTGTTTATCATTGATGACAAAGGTGAACCTTGGTTTCTTGACAATGCTCAGTATGAGGTGGTAGATGAACCATTCGCAGAAAGTCTCTAACGTAATTCAAATGTTCAACAAACCTAACATCCCTAGTACAATGTACGCCAATCATTACACAGATGAGCTATCTTCTTGGAAAGAAAAGAATGCTATTATCTCTAATGACTTCCATAAAGAAAGTGTATTCCAGAAGCAATGCACATTGGACGCTGTTCTTGCTATGAATGAAGAGCTTGTTGAACTTGTACTCAAGTTGAAAGGAGAGAAAGCATGATCTTTGATAGAGCGTTTAAGTATCAAGTGATGGGACTTCTGTATCTAATCTTAGGTAAACTTACCGCAGTAGGGCTGGCACTCCCCCTATTCATTATTGGGCTTGTTTATATTGTAATGAGCATCTATTGGTCTTGGAAGGAGCGTTACTTATGAGTGTAGCTGTGTATTTTGAAACAGAGAAGTATATGCACCTTATTCCTGTAGATAGTGAAGAACTACTAGAGGAAGCTATTTTCAAGGAGATTAATCATCACTTTGGGGAACCAAAGAGTGGGTTTACTGTTCTTGGGAATGTATTTGTTGTATCCTCGGAAGATCCTCTTGTTGAGAGTGAGCGTCTTCAAGGGAAGGTTGTAGGTATTATCAATAAATTTAAAGGGGAGAATGAGAGCGTATGACTGATAATAAATGTGTGTTTGTTCTGAAAGAGTGGCATCGTGAGGCAATCGAGCTTAGTAAATTGGGCTATAGTAGTCGCCAAATTGCAAATCGCTTGGATAAGGGTAAATCTAGTGTTAATGATGTACTGGCTAAGGTGAATGGTAGTTTCTATGGTTGGACAGAGAAACCTAAACTGTTGGTTGGTGAATGGATTCCTGCTTCTAAAGTGCCTAAAGCTGGCCCTAAGATTCTATTCATTGATATTGAGACAAAGCCTATTCTTGCACATGTGTGGCGCCTGTTTGATCAGAACGTAGGTCTTAACCAAATCCAAGAAGACTGGTCAATCCTATCTTACTGTGCTAAGTGGAAAGGGAATGATGAGGTTATCTATGAAGACTTGGAAGGCGCGGAAGACTTTGAAGACGACAGCAAGCTCTTGGCTAACCTGTGGAAGCTGATGAACGAAGCCGACATTATCGTGGGTCAAAATAGCAAGCGTTTTGATGTTAAGAAAATTAACGCCAGACTAGTGCTAAATGGTTATCCAAAACCTAGCACATTCCGACAGATTGATACTCTGAATATTGCAAAAGCACAGTTTGGATTCACTAGTAATAAACTAGCATATATGACTGACAAACTTTGCACTCAATATAAGAAGCTGGAACATGGTAAGTTCCCAGGGCATTTGGTCTGGTCTGAGTGCATGAAAAACAACCCAGAAGCCTGGGCAGAGATGAAGTTGTATAACATCAACGACGTGCTTTCTCTAGAAGAGTTGTATGATATTCTTAGTAGCTGGGATAACACACTACCTAACTTTGATGTGTATGTGGATGAAATTCTGGATATGAGTGTGTGGGAAGAGGATGGTTTTCATTACTCAAACATGGGTAAATATAAGCGGTATCGTAATACAGAGACCGGTGTGCAACGCCGCTCTCGTGTAAACCTGCTGACCAAGGAGAAGCGGGCAACACTTCTGTCCAATATCTCTTCTTAACCCTTGACAACGCCCCTTAAGGGGCGTATTCTCGTTTCTTTCTGCTAGAAGGAGTCATAAGTGAACGAATTTGTTAACCAGGGTGCCCTGGAGTACCTTGAATCCCTGAACAAGAGTTGTGTAGATCTTGTACTAACAGACCCACCATATGCAATCTCACGTCCAACAGGGTTTGCTTCAGGGGAGGGCAAGGGTAAAGACACAGACCGATTTCGTATTTCATATGAATTTGGGGAGTGGGATGTTGTAGATACAGATTATTTCCAGAAAGTATTCAATGAAGCTTATCGGGTAATGAAAACAGGAGGGACGCTGATTTGTTTTTATGATGTATGGAAGATTACAGAGCTGAAAGGGATCCTTGAAGAATCTGGCTTTAAGATGTTCCGTTTAATCGAGTGGGTTAAAACCAATCCAGTGCCAATTAATAGCAAAAGTCTGTACTTGTCCTCAGCTAAAGAGTATGCTATTGTTTGTGTTAAAGGTGGGAAGCCAAAATTCAATTCAAGCTATAACAAGGGTATTTTTGAGTATCCAATTTACCACGCGAAAGACCGCTGGCACACAACACAAAAAAGCTTGCCCTTGTTTGAAGAACTTGTTAAACTGCATACAGACGAAGGGGACACTGTTTTAGATATGTTCTCTGGTTCTGCAACAACACAGATTGCAGCTATTCGTCAAAAAAGACTGTATGCTGGCTGCGAGAAAAACACTGAATTTTTTAATAAATGTAAACTAAGGATCGAAGAAAATGAAAAAATCTACCGCTAAAACAATCAAAGCCTTGGTTAGTCTGGGTCTGAATACTTTTACAGGAACTTCTGGTACTATTAGTATGTCAGATATCGAGAAGAAGAGCAGTCTACGCCAGGTGAGTAACGGCGCTAAAATCATCCGTGAGGATCAGTATCCATTCTCTTGCTTTAAAATTGCTCGTACCTATGATGATACAAATAATCTTGTGGCTGTAAAATTCAACGGTTTCCGAGATGTACAATATGAACAAGATACAATTGAAGCTAACATCCAGAAAAAGAAAGATAAAATTATGAGCCTGCTTTCTCAAGTACAGGAGGCCGAGAAAGAAGTAGAGAGCCTTCGCAAGTGCTCACCTACAAACATCATTTATTGTGAGGCTGATGTTATTACATTTGTAAAGTTTAGTAGCTGAAGGAAGGATAAATTGTGAGTATCCACAACCGAGCAGTAGAAGCTTATCGCTTCCAGATTGAGAAAGCCTTTAAAGAGAGTTCTCAGCCAAAGACAGTACAAGGGTTGTTTGACTTCCTCTGTGACGATGAGGAACGAGGAGACTTTATCGTCTATCATTATGATGATATTTACCACGAAAAGACCACCCTAAAACAACGATTGAACCGAATGTGGATCATGCTCCTACATCTGTGTGTCGCGCCTTTTAAGTGGCTAATCACTGGTACAACGGGGATTCATCCTCATACTAAATTGGCTAAGTGGGTGGCGAAAGCTACAGGACTCTGATATGAAACATAAACCACTCTTGGGTATAGATGTTGATCTAACAGTATGCCCAAGTGATGAAGGTTGGCTAACTTGGCTTCTAGAGAAGTCAGGGCGTGATAACGTATTACCAGATTCAGTTTACGGGAACAAACGACACTATAACTTAAGTAAATATTTTCCAAGAATAGAGAATCCCTTTGAATATTGGCGTACTTTAGACTACACGCAATTTGAGCCCCTAGCGGGATCTGTAGACAAACTCAATGAGCTAAGTGAATTCTTCGACATTGTGTTCATCTCTGTAGGTAAAGGCACACATGGGAAGTCTAAATACTATTGGCTAAAGCAGCACTTCCCGTTTATGGCTGGGTATATGGCCACTAAAGAAAAGTGGTTGATGAATGATTCGCTAGTTGCTATGACTGATGATCGCTTAGAGAATCTTGAAGGATTTGACCTAGAGAAGAGAATTCTTTTCAACACGCCTTATAGACAAACGATTGATATTCCTGTAAGCTCTGTGATTCAAGATTGGGATAGCTTAGATGTACAAGAGTTTTGTAAACAATATCTACCTGAACAAAAGGAGAAAGTAAGTTGACAGTATACAAAAGTGGGGATTGGGTTGAACTTCTGAACGACACATATAATGATGGTAGCAATGGACTGGTGAAAGGGAGGATTATCGAATTAGTAGAAGGCCTTCCTAAAGAGGATGATGGTTATTGGATCACCAAGAACGGTATTAAAGGTGGTATTCCAGATTGGGCAGAAAAAGATTTTAAACTTGCCTCACGAAAGTTTGAACAAGACACAAAAGAAGTAATCACACCTTGCAAACGCAATCCTGAAACTAGTAATCTCATGTTTGGTGATTTGTACAAAGATACTATAACTCCTCAAGAAATTGATGGTGGTATTGCTCGCCCTATTCTCTCTGAGCGTAAAGTGGGTAAGGTGCCAGTACATATGGTGATTGATGGCTTCCCTCGGGCATTACGAGAAGTTGGTAAAGTATTGGGTTGGGCAGCGGATGCAAAACAGTACAAGCTACATGATTGGAAGAATCTTCCTGATGCAGATATTGAATTCCCGTCTGCTGGCTATCGTCATATGCTAGATAACAGTGAGATGAAAGCAGATGGTATTCCTGCTAATAAGCGTGTAGATCATGAATCTCATAAACTGCATTTGGCACATGAAATCTTTAATAAGCTGGCTGAGCTTGAGCTTGTCCTGACTGGAGCAATTAAATGAGCTACAAACAAGCAATCACAGATCTTCAAGAACAAGTGTATGCTGATAATGTAGTGGCGGGCTGGTGGACAAATATCTATACAGGTGAGCCTAAGCCTAAAGGGGATATTACAGAAATTCTTGCTAAGCTGGCACTGATTCACAGCGAAGTATCAGAAGCCCTTGAGGGTGTACGTAAAAACCTTATGGACGATAAACTCCCACACCGTAAAATGGTGGAAGTAGAATTGGCAGATGCTTTCATCCGTATGCTTGATCTTTGTGGTCATGAGGGGTATGATCTCGCTGGAGCTACAGAAGAAAAGCTAGCTTATAATAAGATTCGCTTGGACCATAAACTTGAGAATCGAATGCTTGCAGATGGTAAGAAAGCATGAAAGAGTTAAATCTACCACCAATGAGCGAAAGTATGGAAGACATTTTCAAGCAATATAAAGAAATTATGGAGAAATGTCACAATGAAAATAAGACTAAGAAAGCAATTTACAATCAACATGGCTTCTTAGTTTGGGAAGAACCTCTTGAAGAATATGAACAACGGATGAAAGAACTAAGTGACATTGAAACAAAACTATGATACAATGCTTGTCCAAGATAAGAGTTTCCTTTAATGAATAATAGGAGAGAATGTGAGTAATAGTCCAAAGTTTGCAGATATGAAAGTTGAATACGTAGATCACATGGGGTCAGATATCAATGTGGTTAATGCGGCTCGTTGTTCTTTTGCAAAAGAAGTTAAAGAGTTTGATCTTGAGAAAGATACTAAGCTGATTAATTATCTTGCTAAACATAACCATTGGAGCCCACTGGCCCATACGAGTATTAGCATTCGCCTTAAGGCTCCAATCTTTATGGCACGCCAGTTTGTCAAGCATCAAATTGGGCTTGTTTGGAATGAGGAAAGTCGTAGATACATTGACGATGAGCCAGAGTTTTACAAGCCTGCTGTTTGGCGTGGTAAGCCTGAGAATGTAAAGCAGGGTAGCTCTAGTGTTGAACTAGATTCACAGAGTTTTATTAATAGTCATTATTTAGATACAGTTGAGCAAGCGCTCTATGCTTATGAAACACAGTTGGATTGTGGCGTGGCACCAGAGATGGCACGTATGAATCTCCCTCAGTCTGTTATGACTAATTGGGTCTGGACTGGCTCTCTTGTAGCGTTCGCTCGTATTGTTAAATTGCGTACAGAGGAACATGCACAGAAGGAAGCACAAGATTTGGCTAAGATGGTTGAAGAAGTGGTAGCTCCACTATATCCTGTAAGCTGGAAAGCACTAATGGAGCATATGAAAGTATGAGTAGTAATAAAGAACAAAAGAAAAGTGAACCATTCGAGTTCACAAATTACCTCTCATTCCTTGACCTAGAACGCCATCCGGGCTGGAAAGAAGCTTGGTTTGGTCAAGATAAAGAAATGTTTGAGAAGCTGTTGTTCAGTATGGGCGTAGACCTTGACTATGGGTATGAAATTCGTGTTACAATGCACCGCTCACGAATCTGTAATCGAGTAGAGTATGGGCCACGTATTGACTTCCGTGAAAGGACTGACGATTTCTGGATGCGAAACATGATGCAAACTGAGGATGTTGTACGTCACACTAAAAGTGAGATTGCACGAGTAGGTATGACTTTGGCGATGAATAACATCCACAACGTAGCAGAAGCAACACAAGCTAAAATGATGAATAATGTGTCTAATGTAAATATTGCTTGTAAGGAGTAAGACGTGGTAGCTGTGAACACTAGCGGTAAAGATATGATGAGTCAGGCAAAGTTTTACATGGGGTACTCCCGCTGGAAAGATGACAATAGTGGTTATGAGACTTGGGATGAGTCTGTAGAACGTGTAATGAATATGCACCGAGAAAAATATGCATCAGTGATGACACCAGAGCTTGAAGAATATATCTCTTTTGCAGAGCAAGCCTACAAAGACAAACTAGTACTTGGTGCCCAGCGAGCTTTGCAGTTTGGTGGTAAGCAACTGTTCCAGCACGAATCACGGATGTATAATTGCTCTGTTAGTTATTGTGACCGTGCTGCATTCTTTCAAGAAGCTATGTATCTTCTGTTGTGTGGTTGTGGTGTCGGCTTCTCTGTACAAAATCATCACGTATCTAAATTGCCGATGGTTGTAAAGCGCGACCAAGATAAGGTTAAAGTCTTTCATGTACCGGATAGTATTGAAGGTTGGGCGGATGCATTTGGTGTTCTGTTCTCTAGTTATTTTGTAGACGGTGGTACATTTCCTGAATATAAGGGTGTTCAAGTTAAATATGATTTCACAGCCATTCGTCCAAAGGGCAGCATGATTAGTGGTGGGTTTAAAGCACCTGGGCATGTTGGTCTTCGGGATGCTTTGAATAAATGTGAAGAGCTTCTTGAGAAGCTGGTATCAGACATTCCACAAGCCGTCCCGACACTAGTGGCTTATGATTTTGTTATGCACATGTCTGATGCTGTATTGTCTGGTGGTGTTCGTCGAAGCGCTACAATCTGTGTGTTTGATAAAGATGACCAATCAATGCTTAAAGCTAAGACAGGGGATTGGTTTGTAGATAACCCACAACGAGGTCGTAGTAACAACTCCGCAATGCTTATCCGCGATCAATTGTCCCGCGAAGAGTGGGCAATGATTATGAAGAGTGTTAAAGACTTTGGGGAGCCTGGGTTTATCTTTAGTGATAGTAAAGAGTACCTTTTCAATCCATGCGTCGAAATCGGGATGAAACCTGTCGCTGAGGCTGTGATTATTGATGATGTTGTGGTAAAAGAAGCAGAGAGCGGGTTCCAATTCTGTAACCTAACTGAGCTTTGTGGGGGTAAGATTACAAGCCTTGAAATGTTCAAGCGAGCTTCGAAGGCTGGTGCAATCCTTGGTACGTTGCAAGTGGGCTATACCAATTTCAATTACTTGTCTAAAGCCTCAAAGGATATTACTGAACGTGAATCCTTGCTTGGTGTAAGTATCACAGGCTGGATGAACAATCCAGATGTTCTGTTTGATGTGGATAATATGCGAGAGTGTGCAACACTTGTTAAGGATGTGAATAAGAAAGTAGCCAAGCTAATTGGTGTTAATCAGGCGGCGCGTTGCACAGCAGTTAAACCTAGCGGTAATGCTTCTGTAATTCTTGGTACAGCTTCTGGTATCCATGGTGAGCATAGCCCTTTGTACTTCCGAAATGTACAGATGAACACGCAGGATGAAGTGACACAAGTGCTGATGAAGACTAACCCTAAAATGGTTGAGTCCTCAGTATGGGATGCAAGCGGTCTGGGTGTTGTTGTGAGCTTCCCTGTGGAATCTAAGGAAGGTTCCATCTACAAAGACCAACTGATGGGCGTTAAGCAGCTTGATTATGTTAAGCTGGCACAACAGAACTGGGTGGAATATGGTACAAATGTTGAGCTGTGTGTGGACGCAAGTCTTCGTCACAACGTAAGTAATACAATTACAGTGGATGATTGGGATGAAGTAGAGCAGTATATCTTTGACAATAAAGAATACTTTGCAGGCATCTCGTTATTGAGTAGTATGGGAGACCGTGCATATGCTCAAGCCCCTTTCACAGAAGTGTTGACAGGTAAGCAAATCTTTGAGTTGTATGGTGATTGTTCTCTGTTCGCCTCTGGGCTGATTGTTGCGGGCATGGAAGCCTTTAATAATAATCTTTGGATGGCTTGTGATACGGCCATGGGATATGGTATGAAGCTGTCTGCTGAGGATTCTCATGATTTGCTTAAACGAGACTGGGTACGGCGTGCTAAGAAGTTTGCAGATGCTCACTTTGATGGGGATCTGATGAAGCTAACCTTTATGCTCAAAGACTGCCACAATCTGCACAAGTGGACTGGGATCAATAAAAACATGGTAGTGGTTGACTTCAGCAAAGATTTGGGGCAACAGACATACACAGAAATTGATAGCATGGGTGCTCAAGGCTGTGCTGGCGGTGCTTGTGAGGTAAATTTTGGCTGATTATGTTGATCTAATGGCTAAGGTTGGAGTGTTGTCTAATGTCACACATTCCTGTCCTAAATGCTCGGCACCGGTGCGATGTGACATTTCATTAGGAAAGAACACATGCTGGTGCTTCAATATTCAGAGCAAAGGGCTTGAAATGAATGACATTTGCATGTGCAAAAGCTGCCTGATAAATATCTAAAATAACCCTTGACTCCCCTCTAAAATCCTCTAGAATGGATAACAAGCGGGGAGGACAAGCCTTCCTAATAGGAGAAACAAAATGTCTAAATATGCTCTCGCTGAATCCATGATCAAAGCCATTATCATGGAACATGGCGCTCGAGGGTTGGCTGTAGCTCTGAATAATGCTTGCGTTAATGGGAAGGTATTCCTTCAAGCTGACCTGTTCTTGGGTAAGGATGACAGTATCCTGCAAGAGTGGTACAAAGGTATTGATAAGCTCTCTGAAGTAGCTAAGAAAATTAAATAAGGGGAAGAGATATGAGTTCTTGGCAAAATACCACTTCGCGCTCTAAAGGCTCAGACAGGAGCGAGATACGTTCCGTGGAGCTTTCGGTTGGGTTAGGCAGACTAGTTGTTACCAGGCACATCCACTACGAGCCTGACCAATGGACGGCAGTATTCGACGGTGTATTTTCTCGCGTAGTAGTGTCAAACGGCACCGTTGAAGATGCTAAACAAAAAGCTATCATTTTAGCAAACAAGAAGCTCTCTGAAATGATGACCCTACTCTCAGAGAGTGTGTGATTCTCTCCTAGCCCCGCATTGCGGGGCTTTCTTTCGCCCAGAATAAAGCTCTAAAATAATATAAATATTCCCAAAATAAATGCTTGACAGGGATGCCGCATCCCTCTAGAATTCATCACATACAGAAGGAGACACAACGTCTCCTACACAAAAGGAAATTTAGAATGAAAAAGTTTATTGGCGAGCTTCGAGTTGGTGATGTTATCAACGCCCGTGTTAATAAGTCTCTTTATAAGACTCCGTGTGTTGTTGAGAGTATTTTATTTGTAACTCAAGACGAAGATTTCGAGTTTGCTGAAATGGTCCTTTCAAGTGGCTTGCTGCACAAAGAAACACAGACTTGGTATACAATTGAAACTGTAGAAGTACTTGAACGAAAGTAACCTTACAGAATCTTATTGACACATTGAGAACATTCCAATAAGATTGCTACAACAAATAAATAATTGGAGAGATACCATGAATAACGAAGATCAAACTTACCTGTTACGTGCAGCCCTGGGTGACATGCTTAATTATTATGACCGAAACGCTTGTCAGCACGAAGATGTTTATCGAGGTGGTGCTATTTGGACTATCTGTGAGTCTTGTGGAAAGAAGTGGGCAGACGATGAGGGTGGGTTTGTTCCCTATATAGAGCCTTTATTTGTTTCTTTGGCTCGACGAATCTTTGATAATAACTAAGAGAGCTGACACGCCATGCTCACACATAAACAAGAACGAATCATATCTACAGTGTTTGGCGTTATTGTAGGAATTCCTGTGCTATTGACAGTGGCTATCACATGCTGGATGATTTATAATGCTGTTTTGGTGGAGCTTGGCTTGTGAAAACTCTCCCATCTGAATTTAATTCAATCGTTAAATATCTTCAAGACAGTCCATCACCAGAATTTATTGAGGCTCAATATATGAATGCTGTACATGATTTCGCTCAAGATTGGAAACCTAAGCAAGTAAAAATTATCCACAAGATTGAGGATGTTTTGAAGTTGGCTGCTCTTGTAGCTTGTACTTCTCTTATTGGGATGGTACTCTTTCAAGCCTGGCAGAGCCAGTGTAGCTAATACGTTTTAGCAAGAATGCGCTTATAGATGTAGCTAACCGTATATGGAGAAAATAGATGCCCTTCTTTACCGTCGCGGTCGTATGCACAATGTCCTTGTGCTCTGATTATTACATTGACACAGCCTCAAATAAAGCGGATGCTATCCTCAATATATCTTCTCACAATGAACAATATTTATCTATATGGGAAGATGAAAAAGGATTGACAGCTTGGCTCATTAAGCATAAGATTGGTGAAACAGTGTTTGAAATTGTCTCGCTTGATATTCAGACACAAGAAATTAACGAAGAGGAATTACCATGAATAAGGCTGAATTTGACTCTTGGTTCCATGCGCTAAGCTCTACTCATGTGTTGGGGCTTCTTGCACCAGTTTGTAAACGTATAACATCTTGCTCAGGAAATAATTATGTTATTGACGGAGATATAGATAATTTGCTAGCATTCCTGTATCAAGAGAAGTATAATCAAGTTTTTGGAGAGGAAGAATAATGATCACAACACGATTGCACGGAATGTACAAAGCGCTTGGCGACAATGTAGGAGTGATTCATCTTCGAACATTGTTGACTTCCAGTACATGGCTTGCTACTCTTTGCGCTGAAGATCCTAGTGATCTTAGTAAAGCTAAGTTAATTAAACAGATTTGAGGAGAAGCAGAAATGAATTTCAAGGTTGGCCTTACTGGACCAGATCATAGTCCGACTGCACAAACAAAATGGTATGCTCAGGTTATGCTAAATTCTTGGGATGAACTCCCCATTGGAGCAAAAACATTTGCGTTTGGGGATACTCCAGAAAAGGCGATGAGTGAGCTTATGTTGTACCTACGTGCAGAGGCCCTTTTGTTGCTTTTCAACACAAATAAGGACACAAAATGATCGACCAATCTCTAATGCGTATCAATGGTCACGTATTGTCTATCATCGCTCCTAGCTTGCTGGAGGCGTACAAATTCCAGGAATTGGAAGGCTTTAAACAGGCTAGTGTGCTTGTGAAAGAGGATGGCACTATTTCTGTTAGCTTTCCTCTTGATAAGGAGTCTCAGAAACGATATGCATGGCTATATCATAAAATGAAAGGACTTAATGGGGATGATAAGCCACGTCCTCCAAGTGGAAAGCCTCCAAAGGGGAGCGGCCCTAATAATGGAGGCTCTGGTGGTACACCGTCAGCGGGCAGTATTACAGAATTTCAGAATGTGCAAGCTATTGCTGCTTAAGGATAAATCATGAATAGAATCTTTACATACGACGCTTTCGATTCCACCGGTGTAGCTGAGACCTTCACGCTTAAGGTGAATAGCTTACAAAATTCTGATAAGGAATATCTTGGAGATCTAGATTATGAAGTACTAGAAGGAGATATCCGCTTGTTGTCTGAAAGTCAAGCTCTAGATATGGAAATTTGTATTTCGGAGCAATATATCGAAAGATGGAATGACTATATGAATTGACAAATATTGCCCACCATTTTGGTGGGCTTTTCTTTGTCTTTATTTTGTTGACGATGTTCTTGATGTACAGTATGCTGTGATTACTGGAGCGGTTCAGAGGTAAACAGGAAGAGTGGACGCTATTCTAATAAAATCTATTAGGAATTGCTCCCTGATAGAAATCTTTGTAGAAAATAATCAAAAGTATTTGTTGACTGGGACACAGAACTTGGTAGAATGGACACATCGAAAGGCAAAACGCCTTAATAAAGAGAAATAGATAATGGCTTACGTAATCATTGCCGCTGAATACTTTGCTGTAGCTTCCCCTATATTACTAATCCTTGGTGGCTTATGTTCTCTGATTTCTGATTATCGTTTTAAGAAATCTTTAAAATAAGTGTTGACTGAGAGACGAAAGTCTCTCATAATCCACCCTATCGAAACGACAAACCACCCGGAGCAGCAGCCATGAACTTCCAAGCCAACCAAGCAATCACTTTGATAAAGACCAATATTATTAACGACAAAAAGCTGATTGGTAAGAAAGGGGTCGTAGACTTCCAATGCAAAGATAGCATGGTTTGGGTAAAGTTTGGTCGTACTTCTCGATGCGTACCTCCTGAATTTATCCAAGCAATCTGAGACTAGGCCCTTCGGGGCCTTTTTATTTATCTATATAAAACTTTATGTTCGCCCATTCTTCCTTCTCAGGAGTGACCCAGTGCTAGAATCATAATATACACCTATACTCTTGTCAAGACCTAAAATAATCTCAATTCTCATGAAAATATCTGTTGACAGGGAATACATGTGCTGTAGAATTGGTCACAAGAAAGCAAATAACCCCCTCCTAAAAGGAAGAATGAAATGAAAAGCCCTGAATTCTACGAAGGTTTCCACTCTTTCAAAGCACGCCTTACTGTTGAGGCTTGCCCTTATCGTTTTAACCCTTCTGCTGCAAAGGAATGGAAGCGTGGTTTTGCTAAGGCTCAGTCCGAAGTTAAGCCATAAGCAGTAGGGTAGCCTATACAAAAGATTATCGCGTCTTTTAGGGGCTAAAAAGCATTAGAAATAGCCTATTTCTCTTTGAAATAATTGGTAGTTTGAGAGAATAATGCTTGCATGCTATTCCAGTTGCTATATACTTGGTCTCAAGAGGGAAGGAAAGAGTCCTACCCAAGATGAAAGAGATATCCCACCATGTACAATGTAATCAACCGAAACACTGGTGCTGTTGTAAGCAAGAATCTCAAATCTAAAGATGCTGCTCGTAAAGCTCGTGATCGTCACGACAGCAAATATGGGACATATGTCCACAGCATCCAAGCTGTTACCCTCTAAGGGAATCACTACCATGCAAGCAACCCCTGTCAGAATGAGTACGATTGAACAACGAATATCTTCTAACGAAGATGCTCTGATCTCTTGGGAAAGTAGCTTGGCTAAATAAGGCTGCTCATAAGGGTGTACGCTTCGCCTACATGAGTGATGAACAATAAGAGGTTGAACTATTGGAAATTGAGCGTAGGAGGGAGGAACAAGGTATTTGGAAAGCTGGACAACGTTAGGGGGAAGTGTTATAAAGAATAGCCCAACAATTTGTTGGGCTTTAGACGTTTGGAGGAATAATGTGACAGAAGAAGGGAACGCATACAACCCGCTATGTAAATGTAAGGACTGTACAGGGGAGGGTCTGGGACGGATAACTCACACCAGTCCGGAACAATCAAAGAAAAGACTCGATAAAGCTTGTAAGGAAAGGGAATTGTACCTTCTAGAGATGAATCTACTAGACCCTTGCCAGCGCATATACTTAGGAATTAAACCATAAAGGAGGGGAAATGGAAGACACAGAAGTCCAAGTGGACTATAAAGAGATAACCGAACTGCAAAATAAACTAGATGAGAAGCTTAATATTCTTGCTACATCTGGGGAGAAAGGAAGGGCCTTTGCTATTGCCAACAGCTTTTCTAAGAAACTAGCGAAGAACCTATCTGCTAAGAGTACAAGGGAGAAGTTAGGGCACACTTTTGGAATGACCGCCTGTACGTTACAAATTCAGTATGCACTAAAGCCTATTGATACAATCAAGATGACAGCAGAACATCTTGGCTATGACTTCGATAAAATAAAGGAGGGCGGTATGCACCATGACAAGTATTACCTAACTCATAGGTGGGTGTCGGGTAATCCTGAGTTCTTTAATACAGAAGACAATCCATTACTGTCTAAAGTGGACCTTAGAGGGGCTGTTAGAGATGCCACAACCATTAGTAGCGGTATTGGTCAAATGCACAGTTATCAGGTGTTGGATGAACAAGTAAAGGCAATCCTCAAGGAAAACAAAGAAACCAAGAAAGAGTTGTCTGAAATAAAAGCTAAGCAATTGATCCAAGAAGTGGATCTAAAACATATCCAGGATGTTAGTGGTTGGGTGGGTGATCCTAAAGAGAAGGCTAGGAACCTGCGCATAGCAGGGTATAAATACCACGAAATTGCTAAGGCAATGAGTAAGGCTGAGAGCACTATCCGTAGATGGTTGTCAGAATGAGCGCTTTTTGAGCGGTTCAAAAGGTGTTTTCCGCATGTAAAACATATATATGCGGAAAGTAGGAATGATACTAAAATGATACTTTTAAGGTGTTTTGTGCCTAATATAACATCTATAGACATAATTATATTGCCCTCTTGACTGAGGGCTTTCTTTTGTATGTACATTTTTGACTGAGTGCAATCATGACTGATTGGCCTTATCAGAATGATAGAAGAATGTGTATACTCAATGCGAACCGCATTGGACAGTGTAAGCTCATTGCAAGGCAATGGGGAATGTACGCCTTTGATCCTCGCTCTTGCCTTTCGGCAATATCCCTACCACCTACGACCTCACGGTCGTGCCTCTAATAATAAAAAGAATCTAGACACAAATCCAAGCTGTTGCTTGTGATCTTGATCTTATCTCATGTGTCCCACATGGAACATTCTTGTATCCACTGCATAGCAGTGAAAGCATTAGCCATATCACATGCCTTGCATGTATCAGCACCATTCATTGGCAGCGCCAATAGCTTACACTCTCCTGTGCTGTAGCACAGAATATAGGGCTACTCCTCTCTACATATAACCATATCTCTGTAATAGTGAAAGCCTTATAAGATAAGGGATAGCCACAGTTTCACTGTGAATATATCCTCCCCTTTGTGGACACAAAGAATACTATTATTTAGTGTACAAACTATTATTGTATTAATGATTAATATCGTGGTATTTAGGCTCTCTATCCACTGCCATGCAGTGAGTATTGTTATCTATCTCCGGGATATCCTCTCTGTAAGGCTTACTTACCTTTGGTATATAGGCTTATACCTCTAGTATGTTACCTTATCCTATTAGTATGTTAAGCACACTTCTCTATCTAAATCAACTCATTCTTGCATCGCAAGGTACATATCTCACCCATAATTAATAAATCCTGTCCAATTATATTATTCTATCGATACATCGATAGCTATTAACACAATTCATTATCAATTCTCAGATGAGAAGCTTAATATTCTTGCTACATCTGGGGAGAAAGGAAGGGCCTTTGCTATTGCCAACAGCTT